ACAGCAATTTTACGCATAACAAAAGAATACATTATGACTCCCCGTACACTAACTTTGTAAGTGACTTTAAGAATACAAATAAGCATCGCATTATAGAATACACGCCGTACGATCGCACGTTACTTTTGGATACTGATTATATTCTACAAAACAATCAGCTCGAGTACTGTTTTGATAGTAATGAAGATGTAATTATGTTTCATGAAGCAGAAGACTTGATAGGCGAGCCGCCAGCTGACCCACAACAATTCTTGCACACCACTGGTATCCCGATGATTTGGAGCACTGCCATTTACTTTAATCGGAACAGTGATGGCGCCAATACATTCTTCGACTTGTGGGCACACATATCAGACAATTATAATTTTTATCAATTGCTTTATGGATTCCCCAAGGGAATGTACAGAACTGATTTTTGCGTTTCAATTGCCCGTCATATCATGGATGGTATGGCGGCAGGAAGTAGTATTGGTAAATTTCCTGGTAAACTAATAAACATGAGCCAACGTGATGATATTGCAAAAATTAATGCAGTAGATGATTGGATTTATTTGGTGAACAATAATAAAGAAAATTGGAAAAATTCTCTTACTCGTATCACTGGTGAAAATATACATGTTATGAACAAGCGCAGTTTGGATCGAAACTTTACTGCACTTATAGAAAAATTGGATAGCAAATGAAACAAGGGTATATCATTCTTGGTGTTGATGCTGCTGGTAGTATACAAAATATTAAAGCAGCATATGCGTTAAGCCTTAGTCTTAAGATCAGTGATCCACTACGCGAAACATGCGTTGTTGTTAATAATTTTCTTGATGTTCCTGCAGAATATGAAGAAGGATTCAATTATATTGTGGAATTGCCGTTCAAAAGAACAGAAGCAAGCCACAATGATATAATGATTGATTGGTGGCAGATCTATTATTGCACACCTTTTGAAGAAACAATAGCCATACATAATTATAGTATTGCCCTGGACAATATGGAAATGCTGTGGCATCAGACAAGTGATATTGATATAGCATTTGCTGACTCCTGTGATTTTCGCAGCATTTTATGTACTGATGTGGAGCGCACACATGCAAATGTCCGTAACAACATTGCAGTATATAATGCAAAGGTGGTGTATTTTCGTAAAAGTCAAATTGCAAGTGAATTTTTTAAGATGGCTGATCCTGTATTTCGGTCCTGGCGGGAAAGCTATTATGCTACCTTACCTGAATATAGGCCAGCTGACTTTGATCTTGATTTGATGTGCGGTATAACTGTAAGCATGTTGGGTGAAAATTACCCCAAGCTAAAATTGTTTAACTACAATGACCTAAAAATTAATTTTTTGTTTGATCCCACAATTGAGAATCCGTTAAATTGGCAAGAGCAATACACTGTTTGGGTAACAAATAATCTGCAAGTAAAAATAAACAATCACAGACAGCGTGGACTATTCCATTACGGTTACCCACAGTTCTTGACAACTGATATAATGCGAAAAATAAATGACAGTTACAATACAAAAACGAGCTAAATCTAATCCGCAATATTATGTTTACTATAATGATTGGACAGGTGAAATAATATCTGTTGGCCATGCTATACGTAATGATATAACTGCACCGCTTTTGGTAACACAAGATGACATAGCACATCAGATTATCAAAGGCAACGATAGTGATCAAAATTATGTTGTGAGTAATCTACCTGAATTAGTATCCAAGTCAGAATATCTGCGGTTACGCATATGTGAAGAAGCTTTGTACCTGCTACCAAACCATAAGCTTGAAGAATGGGATATAAGGGTCAAGCTATATAAAAAGAATAAGATGTTAGTGTTTGAAGTAAATCAAGCTATGATTTCTCATCTTGTTGCACAAAATATACGACGTGAAATTCAAATTGATGGTCCTGATAATCTTGAGTTTCATATTACCAAGGACGGTGACCCAGATTATTTAATCCAGACGATAAGCTTTGCCCTGAGCGACCTTATACACAATGGACAAATTGTGCATCACATTGGTGATGTTGCAAGATATAGCAACCCTTATGAGTTAAGTTTTCTAACACGCCGTTATTTTAAGAATTATTATTTTGAAGTTACAGATGCTGAATATGTTGACACTAGCCTGGTAACTACTATTAATTTGCCACATATTTGGCAAGCTGTAAAAAATCAAACTGGTTCACATCTTGCGTTTACACAATACAATAATTGTGTTACACTAAGTAGTAATATCAGTGCAGAGCAATTAACAGCAAGTGGTGTATTACACCGCCACATGACATTTTATGTTGTGGGCGACTCTCCTGATATGTACCTGGCTGAATTTTCAATGGACATGAGTCGACTGAGACTGGGGCATCAGGAAAGATTTTTAGTTGATTTTGATATTGACGACGTTAATATCATCTATCAAAATCCCACGCTTAAAGTAACCAAAAGGAAGATAAATGACACTTACCCCAATTAATGATTTTGACATTGTTTTTATCAGCTATGATGAACCAAATGCAAATAATAACTGGCAGGATCTATTGGATAAATGTCCCTGGGCAAAGCGCAGCCATGGCGTGTATGGAAGTGATGCCGCACATAAAGCCGCTGCCAAGCTTAGCGAGACCTCCAGACTAATTACTATTGATGCAGATAATATTGTTGATGCAGAATTCTTTAATTTAGAAATTGATATGGACACCATTGGGCGTGATGATGTAATTAGTTGGGCAGCTAAGAATGAAATAAACGGACTTATATATGGAAACGGTGGCATCAAATGCTGGCCCAAGCATGTAATTGAACGTATGCGCACACATGAAGCAGCACCTGAAAATGACCACAGTGCTCAGGTTGACTTCTGCTGGAACATCAACTACGTACAAATGAACAACGTGTATAGCCATGTATATAATAACGCCAGCCCGTTACAAGCTTGGCGCGCAGGATTCAGAGAAGGCGTAAAGATGACGCTTGAAGCTGGTAATGTTGTGGACAAAACACACATCAAAAAAATTCACCGTAAAAACTATCAAAGATTGCTAACTTGGATGAGTGTGGGTGCTGATACAAAAAATGGAGTATGGGCGCTGTACGGCGCTCGTCTGGGCTGTGTGATGGCGAATCTGCGCCGTGATGAATGGGATTGGAAAAATGTTCGTGACTTTGAATGGTTGAACAATTATTGGTATAAAGAAGTTGCACCAATGTTTGCAGCACATAGAGAATTAATCATGGGCATACAAACATGTGAATACACAGGATATATCTGGGACCGTATGCTGGTGTCAGATAGTAGCATTGCACTGGGAGACCTACTCAGGCAGGAACTTGACTTAGAGATTGCTGACCTGAGTATACAAGACTGTAAGTTCTTCAAGGAAGTATACATCAATCCTGCAAGGACCGCTCCAATGGTGCGAGAAGAACAAGTAGTTAATTTTATATAAGATACCCAATTGAAACGGAAAAGATATGGCCAAAAAATTTACTGATGTCAAATGGGATCGATATTCCCATGGTATGATACAGAACAATGCAAATAATAATACGAACATGCGCGACCTGTTGGATTCAACAGGGTGTGGTTTTTGCCTGGCCAAGTTTACACAGGTTACATTGCATCTGGGTACAGGAATGACGCATAGTTGTCATCATCCTACACCACATAAAATCCCACTAGATGAATTGGCAAAAAGTCCAAGTGCATTGTTCAATACTTCACATCTGAAAAAAGCTAGAAAACAGATGTTAAATAATGACCGTCCAAGTGAATGTGATTATTGTTGGCGCATTGAGGATGATGGCGGCACCAGTGACCGTGTTTATAAAAGTATTGAACCCTGGGCAAATGAGCAACATGATCAAATAACTAAGTTGTCTGGTGACGAAAACATCTACCCATCCTATCTTGAGGTTAGCTTTAGTAATGTGTGCAATTTAAAATGCACGTATTGTGGTCCTGAGTTTAGCAGCAAATGGGTTGAGGAGCTTAAAAAAGATGGGCCAATCAAGTTGCTTGAAGGTACAGCACACGAAACAGAACAACATAACCACGCTGATCTTGATGCATTGAATTACAAAAAACGAGACCACAATCCATACATTGAAGCATTTTGGAAATGGGTTCCTGATGTAATGCCAAACCTCAAACACTTTCGTATTACAGGTGGCGAACCATTAATGAGCAAAGACACATTTAAAATTATGGAATGGTTAATTGCGAATCCAAAACCTGATATGGAGTTTTCAATTAACAGCAACTTTAGTGTGCCAGACAAACTATGGGCGCAATTTATAGAATTGATAACACGTATGCGTGATACAGATTGTGTTAAAAAAATTACATTGTATACTAGTATTGAAGGTTGGGGACCGCGTGCAGAGTATGCTCGCACAGGACTGGACTTTGAACTATTAAAAGCCAGGTCTGAAGAAATTGCTGCAATGGATAACATCAGACTGACAATCATGTCAGCGTTTAATATCCTGAGTATTACTAGCTTCAAACAGATGTTGGAATGGGTCCATGCACTCAAGCTACTACATAGTCCAAATAATTCCATTGCACAATTATCTGAAAAAACTGGGTTCAAAATCGGAAACAAGGATTTTGCGACGCACAAGCTCAAAAACAAGTCACATATGACCACAGTAAGTTTGGATATCCCTTACTTGAGACACCCTGAGCAAATGGATGCACATTTTGCAACACATCAATTGGTGGAAGATCATTTGTTGCCAGCAATTGAATACATGGGAGCGCATTCAGTTACTGAAGGTTGGCCGCTACCTGGTGGATTTGAAACACATGAACTGGACAAACTTGCTAGGATTGTAAACCATAGGCTGTACTTTAACAAGAAGAATGCACCAGAACGGGAAGGCCATGCAGATATCCGTGTGGCCAGAGCCAAATTTTACGACTATATAAATACGCTTGACAAAAGACGTAATACTGATTTCCTCGCAGTGTTTCCTGAAATGACAGAATTTTATGCAGCATGTAAGCAAGCAAAAGAAGAACTATAATGGCCCATCCTGAGGACAGATTTGAACCGCTTGACACTATTGATGCAAATTCAATGTTTAAACTTCAGGCACAGATAATACAGCAACATGGTATCAATAGTGTATTGGATGTTGGTTGTCGTTTGGCCCGTCCGTTGGAATGGCTTGACACCAACATAACATATCACGGATTTGATATTGTGCCTGATGTGCCTGACAGGCTTGCAACCAAATACCCAGGCGCAAAATATCCCAACACAGATTGGAAAGAAGGTGATTGGGATAATCCTCCCTTCCAGGGATCTTATGATTGTTTGATTTTTGGCGGCATGTTCTATTACAATAAAGATCGTGTTGTGGAAATAATTGATGCCTATATTGCTCGTTATAATCCAAAACTAATCTTAATATGTGATATTCATTATGACAACCCTGCACATTTTTGGCCTGCTGATTTTGCCGCCCTTAAATCTACATTCTACCACAAAGAACATATGGTGCAATTGCCTGACAGTTTTTATGGAATGAATAAGCGGGTAATATTTGAAATTAACCTAAATGATAATGCACAATCAAAACAAACTGCAAAACCGCAGCGTACTCTCCTACCAGTTAATCCCACATATACTGGCCTGCAATCGCCAAGTTATCCTGTAGAAGAAATGTTGGAATGGATCTACGTCACCAATACAGAGCCCCTGGACAATATTGGCAAAACAATGCACAAGGACTTTGTTTTGGATTATTGGATTGGTGTGGCGGCAGGATTTAAACCATATTATACCTTGTGCAAGTTTGGATTTACAACTGATACCAGAGTGATATATGCTGATATTAGCCCGCGCGAAATTCATTGGCGTAAACATTTTGATCAACATTACTATACAGATATAACTGATGCAGCGTTGACAGACATGTATGTTCAATATCAAAAAGACAATCCAAGTTGTGATTTTATTCGCAGTGATATTAACTTAATAGGTAGCACTATTAGGAAAGAACGTGAGTTCCTAAATATAACTGATAGTGAATGGGAAACAATGTGGCATACATATCAGCAAGCTGAAAAAATCTATAAGGTAAGTAACATTATTGATGAAGTTGATACAGTGTTAGATCTTGTGCGCAAGCATACAAACAACGCCCCCACAACTGCTTATGTTTGGACCAGCAATGCATGGGATTGGCATCAATTTAGATACAGCGAGCAAGACTATAATGATTGGCGCGCGCAAGTTGAAAAGCACATTGGTAGCCTTTATTATGATGGTAAGGTTCCGCCATTCAGTAGTATGGTATAATTATGATTGATGTCATAAATGAATTATTTAATACTACATTTGATAGCAATAGCCAATACAGACAATTCCCCAATGGGGAGGTTGCACAGTTTGATAACTTGAATGGTATGGAAAGTCAACATCATACCTATTGGGATGATACCTATAAAGTCAAGGCATATACTGAATTATATGGGCAGCATCTTTTTCAAACAATGATGACTTTCAAAAATGCTGGGAACATTTATTTAAATGATATCTGGATAGATACCAAAACTAAAAACGGACATATGTACTTTCAATTTAAAATGATACCAGGCAGTGATCTGTTATTTTCACTTATTAATAATTTCTCAATTGATTTTGCAGTAGATAGTATTGTTGCAGCATATCAGGCAATCGAATCAAATGCAGCCTGCCAAATTGGTAATAAATATATTATAGCACACGATTACAAATTGTTTAATGCAATTAACTATAATGGCAATATTGTTTGTTTTGACTACGATAGATTTTCAACAGTTGAAAATCTATCGTCATTATATAGCGAATTTTGGCATAAGGTTGAAGTGGACGACTTGGGCGCAATAGCATTGTGCATAGATGCATCTATTCAACAACAGATTTTAAAGAGCAGCCATGAACGAATATCAAAATTATCTAAATAATTTTATTGTTGACAGATTTAACAATTCTGTATTGATTACTGCCCCATTTGAGTATATGGTAATAAAGGATATTCTTCCCATAGAGGAATATAACCGAAGCCTGGACCATGCTACCTATGATCGTACTGATCTAGCAGCCGCTATGGCACCGTTGCAATCATATTTTTACCAATTATTTACACATGTAAAGGATCCTGAAGTCAAGAGCTTTAATTTGCAATTAACTGAATGGGACCAAGGATACAGTTACAGGCCACATCTGGACGGCGGTCCCAGAGTGTTTTCTATGGTAATATATCAACCTGAACATGACAGACATCCTTGGTTAGGCACCAGTGTTTACCGTAAGGTCGACAACGATTTCAGAGTCGTCGACTACGCACCTTACTTGCCCAACACAGGAATTATATTTCCGTGTGGATTTGAAAATTGGCATGGTAACGAAATACAATTAGAAGCGCACCGTCGCAAAGCCATGCTATGTTTCTTTTATAATAAAAAGCTAAAAGAAGCGCATGGTTGGGATATGGAAGGTTATACTGAATATGAATAATGCATGGCAAATCAAACAACTTTATCCAAATGCAGTTACTGGTTGGTATGAGATACAGGGATATTATATTTGGTGTGACATGACATCTGATGGCGGCGGCTGGATGCTAGTGGCCAATATCGGACTGGACTCAGCACATGTTACACGAGATGCGTTAAATGGTGATGTAGTACCAGGTGCAAGTGAATCATCTAAATTCCATGATGATTTTATTAACCAACTACGAAGCAATAGTACATATTCAGGCAACACACCCTGGCGCGCCACCGCAACTAATTTTGATGTGTTTCCAGACGCACCTGATGTCACAGTCCCTGACAGGTTGCGCACACAAACACAATTTATCAATGCAGCAATGACTGAATTTAATGCTGAAGCACAGGCGATGCATGTTCACGGTGCAACATGGATGCACATTAATTACGAACATCCATATTGCATGAAACTTAAATATGACGAACGAACTATTGGATTTGGGGACAGATTTAAATCAGGCGACACTTATTTTTCCTGGGCAGATGCAGATATTATGCGAGGATTTTCATCACATAATCGTAATTGCAGTCCAGGATCATTATGGGTAAAGTAATACAAATTGCGTGGATCACAAATATAAGTTTTTACCACGCACTGCAGGAACATTGAAATGACCAAGAACACACCTAATATACGGCCATTTGCGCCGCAGAATAATAGCCAAACATCAACTCCAGACTTTGGAGACGTTTGGATAAAAGACAGTAACGGCAGTGTTGCTGAGCAAAAAGATTTAACAGGGCGATATTGCAGTAAACCATTTACCTGGGTTGAGATAGATATGTATGGGCGTGTATGGATGTGTTGTCCGTCCTGGCTTCCTTATTCCATTGGTAATATTCTTGAAGACGATATGAAAACAATATGGAATAGTGAAAAAGCGCAGCAATTACGACAACAAGTTTTTAATGGCAAATGGAACTATTGTAATCATATACAGTGTCCACATATACAAGATGGTAGCCTGCCCACACTGGAATCTATTGAGTCTGGAAAATACCCATCTGCAATACCAGAATTTAAAGCGGTGTCCAATAGGTCAACTATAGTGGAAGAACTGCCCACAAAGATTAATTTTAGTAATGATGAAAGTTGCAATTTGAAATGCCCCAGTTGTCGTATCGGAAAAATATTGTTTACATCTGGCAAAGAGTATGATAAGCGCAAGCATATAAACGATCGACTTATTGCTGATTTTCTAACCACGCCTACTGACCGTAAATTTAGTATTCATGTTACAGGCAGCGGTGATCCATTTGCTAGTAAGATTTATAGAGACATGTTGACATCGCTAAAAGGCAGTGATTTCCCCAATCTAGTCGTTAACATGCAATGTAATGGTATTATGTTTACTCCTAAAATGTGGGATAAAATTAAAAATATACATGATAATTTAGGCTACATCCGAATCAGTTATGATGCTGCACAAAAGCACACATACGAAAATGTTACCCGCCTTGGTGGAAAATGGGATCTATTATTAGAGAATTGTGATTTTTTGAATGCACGCCAAATTGAATATCCAAACATGAAACTATCTTACGACTTTGTAGTGCAAAATGATAACTTCAGAGAGATGCCTGCCTTTGTGGATTTAATCAGGTCCCGTTATAATAATGCAACCAGCCTGAGTTTTAATCTTGTTACAGATTGGGGCACTTGGGATGCCGCAGCATATGAAGAAAAATGTATATGGAAGACCACCCATCCCAATCATGACGAATTTACACAAATACTAAAGGACCCAATTTTTGCCTACCATAAGGTTAGCTTGGGGAATGTATTACCATACAGAGAGAAGGCACTTAATGGCAAATGACTCCAAAACAGACTTAAAAAGTCTAATTGAAAATAATGCCACTTCTGCGGATATTATTGAAAACACAAAAGCTTATTGTGTAATGCCCTGGGCACATTTGCACGTTGCAACTTCTGGGGATGTGTTACCATGTTGTATTGCAGATTATAAGCATAGCATGGGCAATATTAATGAACTATCCTATGATGAAATTTGGAATGGCGAAGGAATGCGTGAGTTCCGACAAAGCATGATGGCTGACAAAAAACATAAAAGTTGCAAGTCCTGTTATGAAAAGGAAGCTACAGGTAATTGGAGTCAACGAATCGATGGAATTAATAAGTTTCAAAAAACTGTTGCACCCTGGGTTCTGAATACCGCACCAGACGGTACTAGCACTGACAGCAAACCCATTTACTGGGATATCCGTTTTAGTAATATATGCAACATGCGGTGTCGAATGTGTGGTCATTTTTCTAGTAGCCGCTGGTTTGCAGATGCAAAAAAACTAAAAAAAGACTATAATGATAACCAGTATCTAACAGGAAATAGTGATAAGGCAATTATGCATAGTGTAAAGGATTCAAATGGCTTATTGGATAGGTTAGAAGAATATTTGCCTAATGTAGAGGAATTGTATTTTGCAGGTGGTGAGCCGTTAATTATGGACGAGCATTATCGTATTATTGAATATTTACACACCAACAAATTATTCAAAACAAAAATACGTTACAGTACAAACTTGGCCAAGTTAATATACAAACGCAAGGATATAGTTGAGCTATGGAAAGATTTTGAATGGGTAGAATGTGTTGCTAGTATTGATGCATCAGGTGCAAGAGCAGAAATATTGCGAAAAGATACAGTGTGGCAAGACATAATTGATAACAGTCATCGTATTAAAAATGAGGCACCTAATGTCTGGTTTAGAATTGCGCCAACTGTACAAATTTTGTCTATCTTTCAATTACCAGAATTGCACTTGGATTTTTTGCAGCGAGGATTGCTTGGGGCAAATGACTGTTTTTATAATATTTTAAGTACACCACAACATCATAATATACAAGCGTTACCAGTTCATATGAAACAGCAAATACGTGAAAAATGGATGGATTATAAAAAACATCTGAATGATAATTATGACCCTGCTAAACTAAACACTGTATTTGGCACAATCGATCACACGTTGACATTTATGGATGCACATCAATTACCAGACAGCCACCTGACAGAATTTGTTAATAAAACCAGAGCACTTGATACTATACGTGGCGAAGACACGCCGGGCACATTTCCTGAGCTTGACTTTATTTGGAAGAATTATGGCTAGTAGATTCTTACATTTGACATCACGCCCAGGATATTGTATACTATAAAAAAGGACCAATTATGCTTGATGTATTTTTTCTAAGCTACGATGAACCGTTTGCTGACGACAACTTTAAATTGCTACAACTGTTTGCACCAAACGCAAAGCGAGTACATGGTATCAAAGGTATTTTTGAAGCTCATCAAGAATGTGCTCGACAAAGCAAGACATCACATTTTTATGTGGTAGACGCTGACGCAATAATTGAAGAAGAATTTAGTTTTAAATTTACACCACAGTCTGATCGGTTTGTATACGAAACAATTCCAGAAACTGAATGTGTATTTGTATGGCGGTCCAGGAACCCTGTCAATGACTTAATATATGGGTATGGAGCAGCAAAACTATTTCCAAAACAAAAACTTCTTGACGCCACCCAGTGGAATGTAGATATGACCACGAGTATTGGTGCTACGTTTGTGCCTAAATTTCAGATCAGCAACACTACTGCATTTAATACTTGCCCCTTTAATACATGGAAGAGTGCATTTAGAGAGTGTACAAAATTGTCATCTGCTATCATTCCCAATGGAGACAATACAGACAACATGTATCGCTTACAAAAATGGTGTCAGACTGTGACAAAGCGCCGGCCGTTTGCTGACTTTTGTAGGCTGGGGGCATTACAGGGCAGAGACTTTGGACAACGCTATGCTGCTCGGACAGACATCCTTAATAAGATTAATGACTTTGATTGGTTAAAAGAAATGTTTGATAAACATGCTAACTAGAGAACAGCTTCTTGACAGGATGGAAATACTCTATCCCCACGACACACGATTTGCGGATTTGCGACGTGCGTATATTGATCGTGACCCAAACAGCATACATCGTTCCATTATTAATTTTCATGGCGACGAGCTTGACAATTTACGGATCGCGTTGCGTGACGACAATTGGCATAAACTATTCCATCTGATAGATGGATCCTGGAAGCCTGAATTCAATCCACGAGACGAAATGGGATCAGGGGACTTGCGTAAATTCCTGTTAGAAGATAATACTTGGAGCATGTATAGATTGTTACTTGACTTACAAGATAATCAAATTGTGCGTACAATTAAAAGCTGCCATGCAAGTGGCACACGTTTCGATAATGATAGTCTGAGTCAAGGCCAACTCAGAAGCAAGATGTGGTTGATTAATGCAATAAAAACACTTGACATCAACCTGGGAACTGTGTTCTTATGCGCCGGTTGGTATGGTATTTTAGCAACACTGATGTTTGAGCATGGCATTGCACTTGACAAGGTTCGCAGCTTTGACATGGATCCAGCTGTTGTAGCTGTTGCTGATAAGTTTAACGCCCCCTGGCAGGACAACTGGCAATTTAAGGCTATTACAGACGACATACACAATATTAATTTCAACAGTCATAGATGGACTGCTTGGAGCAATGCAAATGATCGTTGTAGCAAGCCCATTACAGATACCCCAGACACGATCATTAACACAAGCTGCGAACATATTATTGACTTTGATAAATGGTATGACAAAATCCCCACAGGCAAAATAGTAATATTGCAGAGCAATGATTATGCAGACATTGTTGAACATGTAAATACATCGCATGACCTTGATGCATTTAGATTACAAACACCCTTGGCCAAAGTGCTATATGATGGTGAAATGAAATTAGAAAAATATACACGGTTTATGCGAATAGGAATTAGATAACAAATGTTAAATAGTGGGCAGAGTTGGCAGGAATTTGTGGTAGACACGCTAAGGGTATTTTTAGTGTCTGTGGCCATGCTAGCACTAACCATCTATGTAAGCAGCAGGTTCGATGGGCCGACGTTGCAGATAGCATGTGTGGGGCCTGCTGAGCCAGTTGCAGAGCCAGGCGAAACGTTGTCATGTTTAAACACGTCAGGCACCAAGTAGATAGGATATAAGCAATGAACATTTTTAATCGAATTACATCGATACATATTGAACCAACATCTGAGTGCAATTCCAGATGTCCACAATGCGTTAGGACATTTGGTGCATCACTGTTGGCCCATCCCAAATTAAACATAACAGAAATCTCACCTGAGCAAATATATAAGGCCATGTCTGATCCAATGTTATCAGAGGTTAACAATGTGCTATTGAATGGTAACTTTGGTGATATTGTAATGCATACCAAGCCAAAGGAATTTATAGAGGCAATCATGTTGTTTGATTTGCATACTATTAAGATCAATACAACAGGCAGCGCGTTATCCACTAGTTTTTGGTCCTGGTTGGGAACAAACTCAAATGTAAAAGTTGAGTTTGGTATTGACGGGTTGGAAGACACGCATCATTTATATCGACGCAATACCAGATTCGATACAATAATGAAAAATGCAAAAGCATATATTGCTGCGGGCGGCCACGCCACTTGGTCTATGGTTGTATTTAAACATAACGAACATCAAATTGACAAATGCGAAAAACTGGCAAATGAGATGGGCTTTGTTGTATTTAAGAGCGCGCCATCTACCAGGTGGCCCAAAAAGAATACCAAATGTGTGGACAAAGATTTTAAAGTTAAATACGTGATAGAGCCTTCCACGAATATAGCACATGAGTTTAAACTCATGCCTGATGATCCACGAGATGCAGACTCTTATAAAAGTTACGATGGTGGAATTGCTGCTCCTATCCCAATCATAACAGAAAAGAAAACCATTAGCTGTAGAGCAAAAAAGCATGATCAAATCTTTATTTCGGCAGATTTTAAGCTTTGGCCATGTTGTTGGTTAGCAATATATCATACTCGACATGAGTGGAACGATGTTGTTAGTGACCTGCATATTATGCTACATGACGAATTAGGATTGCCATCTAATTTTAATAGTTTAGATGATTTTAAGATTGAACAAATTTTTGATACACACGCGTTTACAGCAATTGAGAATTCATGGACATCATCAAACCCAATGGTGGAATGCCATAAAACATGTGGACAGAACAACATGATTGATTTACGAGTTACACAAACAAAGGAAATAAAAACATGATTTTCTCTCTTATATTTTTAAATAGCAATAATGATGAATTTGAAATTGAGTTTGAGTCATATGACAATTCAATTAGTGACCGTTGGTCCATGGCACTATATGACCAATGTCAGCGCGATAATCGTATAATAGAGCCAGACCGACTGTACAATTTTCCTGATGGGCAATGGACTGAAGAAATGATCGTTAATGAACTGAATAGTTGCATTGACGTGCTCAATCGATATAGCCAGGTAATCTCACACCGTGCATTTGTGGGAATGCCACAAGAGCAATTAAATAACTTGCATCATTATTTTGAAAATTTACGTGGCGGAGTTTTATCACCAGGCAGTTATTATAAAAGTGCAAATGCGTTACAACGTGATTGCCTTGACAGGTACAATGTTATTATTCACCGGGCAGAAAACTTTTACAGTGGGCACACCAAGCAAGGGGTATATCCACGAATTGTTTCTAGATTCCATAACCGCCAACGTTATCCATTAATGGATAAAGATTACCAGCATTTTACATTTGAACGGTATTTTGGTGAACTCTACATCAATTACTGTGAAGTGGGTAAACCCATCTATGACGTATACAAAGATAATGATGACATAGTTGGTGAAGATAATATTCGACCATTACGTTTTTACAGTCCAGACTTTACATGCTATTTTCATAATCGGTCCTTGTCCAGTATTCAAAACTTTGAAAATGGGATGAATGAATGGTGGGACAGAAATGACAATTACCTAACTGCATTAGGATTTACAAAAGGTGATCCCCGCAACGCAATGGGATATATTCCAGTGGGTAAGCTCATCACTAAATATAGCGAACAACAATTGGTGCAATTGATTTGTGAATACAATACAATGGACCGAGTGGAAATTAAACATTTATAAAAGGAATATATGCGTGTTTGAAACAATGAAATTCCAGGATGATTGGAACAATATAGGCATAATGTTGTCTGGCGGCGCTGATAGCAGTATAATTTATTATGCAGCTTGTGATTATTATAAAGACAGAGACGATGTCAACATTTATGCACTCTCATTAAATTCTGAATGGAAGCCATGGTATGGTGATTTTGCGGCTGATGTGATCCGTATAACTGAAGAATTAACAGGAAAAGCTTGTGCAGGCCATATTGTTGATTACACTGCCCTGCATAACTCACACGATTCTGGTCAAGAATATATTATTGGTCAAGAACGTATGACCACCAGGGCCATAGCAGAGTATAATCTTAATGCGCTATACAATGGTATAACACTAAACCCTAACATTGATGAAATGACGTCGCGTTTGACGCAAGTGCATGGAGCAGGCTCACGCAATCTTAAAGAGTTCTTGGTTCACGTACCAGGTCGCGATCTATCACGTGACAATGCGCCAAATTGGAAGAACTTTAGCATCGACGACACAGGGTGTCACCGTATCCGACCGTTCATTCAGCGGGACAAAATGGTTACGTTTGAAGCCTATGACTATTATGGTGTAATAGACACGCTCTATCCGTTCACGTATAGCTGCGAGACACGCCCTGGTGATAATTTTTACGACCCACGTGCGTCAGATGATCATGTACACTGCGAGCAGTGTTGGTTTTGCTCAGAACGATTTTATGCATTTGGTAGAATTATCTAATGGAAAATAAACCATGGTGCGTTGATCCATTTATACAAATGGCACATACAGCAGACGGATTTTATCGTGTTTGCTGTATCGGTGAGGTTGATCGCAGCGCCGCGATGAATACACAAAACATGACGCCATTGGAGTTCTTTAATTCTGGTCATATGCAGCAAGTTAGAGCAGACATGCTTAAAAATGATCCTGACCAATTTACACAAGCGACCAAGCATTCATGCGGGCAATGTATTAGTAATACCCACAGCAAAATTACACACCGTAGAATACAAGAAAATGACATGTATAGTGATTATACGCATGTTGCAGATAATGTTCGCAAACATAATAATGGAGAAAGCTATATATACGAAGACTTGCTCTATGTCAACTTTAAAGTGCTTGGAAACATCTGTAACCTAAAATGCATTATGTGCGGGCCCAGCGCCAGCAGTAAAATTGCAGCAGAAAGAAAAAAGTTCTTTACTGGTGATGCAGACAATTATGTTGAACTGAATCCATTTGATACCAATAACAGAGAACAATACTTTGATGAGATTGACAAGATTATTAGTAGCGTGAACAAATTTAATCTGGTAGGTGGTGAAAATATGATTCACCCTGACTTTGTTAGTTTATTTGAACGATTCATTAATAATCCCAATGCCAAGAATTTAAATCTAACTATTATTACAAACGGTACAATGGTTCCTCCAATTGTTCTTGATAATGCTCATCGGTTTAATAGTGTGTCCATGTTGTGCAGTATTGATGGTGTGGCCGAACGTGGAGCATATGTTCGTAGCGGACTAAAGTGGAATACATTTGACAAAAATATTCGCATCTATCAAAATCACCCGCACATTTCTACCAGCTTTTTGGTCGCTACCCAGATGCTTAATATAGGTTATCTGGGTGACATTTATGATTATTTGGTGTATGATTTAGGAATACCGTATAAACGTATCAACTGGAATAACGTTGTCACAAGTCCAGCAAAATGGCGAGCAGTTAATCTGCCAGATCACATTAAGGCCAAATATCTTGAAAAACTAAAAAAGCACGAGATATCACAATTGAATTGGTTACCTTATGATAGGATTGAGCAAATTTTATTAAGCCCACAAGGTTCAAATGATGAATTTCTAAAAGGGATTCAAGAATTAAAAACTCTGGATGCAGTGCGCAATTCATACATGCCATTACATTTTCCTGAATTAGATGAGTATTACCAATTGGCGCCGGAACCAAAGATCAAACTATTAAGATAAAATGGTGCAGTATATCACACCATCAAGCCCCACTGGCGTTCAAGGCACCACCAGCAATACCCGCAATGGGGCACAAAGTCGATAAGTTCTTGATCAGCCCATTGGCCTGGACACGAGCGAGTGCTTTGGATTAAGTCAAACACTTTCAACTCTTTAAACATACGAACTTCGTCTTGTTTGTCAATATTGGCTAATGGTCGATATACAGGTAAGCCATGTTGCTCTGCCCATTCAGAATGATCTCTGGCGCGTCTGTGCGGTAGTGGACATGCGTCATACAGATCAACTTCTTTCCCTATGTGATCACAAACAACAGCACCTTGTGGTGGCGAAGCGTTTTGTCCAATTAACCAGACATCAGCCAAATCCTTTAATTCAACCATAGCTTGATTGCAGTGGTGGGTTTCTCTGTCATCATGGTAATGGGTAATATGGTAATCAATTGCACCAGGCGGTAACCGCTTAATAGTTTGCGCAAACGCTTTATTCGCCCACTCAAGATGTACACGGTTGTTTATGTAGCTGCAACCCGCTGTGACTGCAATTATCCGACGATGTGGGTAGCGTAACCCAGCTAAGTATAATAACAAGGTGCTATCCATGCCTCCGCTGAATAAGACTGCGATAGATTGATACTGTTCAGGAATATGGAAGTTGTGCATAGCATTATTTATTGGATACAACATGGCATTACTTTACCTTCCTCTTGACATAGACTTTGATATTCCTGCACCATCAAAAGTAATTGATTGGTTTGATGCGAATAAGATTGACGATCCTGACTTTTGGGTATTTAAAGAAGGGCGCCATGAATGGGCGCTAACTGCGACAAATCATACTCCGTCGCGATGGGACCGAATCAAGCCTTATGTGGACTGGTTAGATCAATCTAATCTCACTCGCGATAATGCAACCACCACGTTCAATCCATCGTTTGCTGAAGAATTTCCTGATTTGGCTCGCGCTATTGCACAGTTGCCATTCACTGAGATTGGGGCGGCGGGTATGCTCAAGCAGCTGAAAACTATTGAGCCACATACTGATACACCAGACCCGACGATGCCTCTTGAGCCGCGCAGATACATGTTCTATCTAACTGAACCAGAGGGCAACACCTTCTACTTGCAAAAGACAACAGGTGAACAAGTTGCTATCCAATTACCAGAGCATTGCCGCGCGTTTGCATTTAACAGTGTGGACGCACTGCATGGCGCAACAGAACCAATTGGTGTTAAAATTTTATTAAGTGTTGTGGGAATTTTGGATCATGCAGCGCACCAAGACCTTATTGCGCGTAGCCTGGCCCGATATGGTGATTACGCAATTTATGATTAAAGCGGATCGCCCAATGGCAAGATTGATCCATAATGAAGTTGCCAAACTCGTTGTGGTGTATAATATATTGTCTCCACGCTAGAAAACGAGAAGCGCGGATCTCCGTCCACAATTTTGTCCAGGAACTGTCCCAGACGGTCACTGCTGGCCATACCTGCATTGTAGTTGGTTGTAAACCAGAAACTCGTGGCACCATGCAGCCGTGCCCACATAACTTGCATGGGTAGTGTATAAGCTGACAGGCCTGCCGCGCTGACCAGATTGCGTTGGTGGGGGAAGCCCTTGCTACGATATGCAGGATGAGTTGCAGTCCTAGTGAACACGCGCCAACCACCAATTCTATAATTGCTGAAATCGTGGGTGTAACTCATTGCAGCTATCTTACCGTCGTCAATTACCAAAAATAAACCAGAGTCTTCGCGTTTGTCAATAGCTAATGAAGCGATGCTGATATTATTTTCCACATCACTTTCATCAAAAAATCTATTAATTGCATCTTCATGCTTTACTGGATTGTAAATCTCGACCTTCATTCCACCACACCACATAATAATTGCTATTTTCTTCTAAAGGTTCAACAACAGGCAAGTATTTAGCAAATTTGTCTTGCAATTTAGATTCTGAATACAAGTTGTAATGGTCACTGTCAACAACACCATCTTGATATTGTTCATTATAGAATACAAAGAATGCACCAGTACAATTTAGTCTGGTATATTGTTCAAGTAGCTTGCCCACGCCCAAATAATTGGCAGCGCCGAATAACGAAACTAGAACGTCAGCATCACCCTGGTCACTTGGTAGTTGAGTTTCACAGTCATGCAAATAAAATTTATAGTCAGGAAATTTAATCATTGCATTGTCCAGCATACCTTGTGAGATGTCAAAACCGCGAAATTGGGCAGGAAATGGCCTACCAAGGATTTCAATATCTTGTCCAGACCCAACACCAAGGCTTACAATGTCGCCGCCCAGGCCTGACATCTGCCAATGAAAGCTAGCAAGCTTTTCGTCACGCAAATACGCATTATCTTCACCATTAACATATTTTTCTTCATAGTCAACAGCAAGAGTATTATATATTTCGGCTACGTTGGGTTGCATTTGCATCTCCTGATTACGTTTTGTGCACCGGTTATACAGCCATTGGCGCTGTAATGGTTGGGTGAGGATCATATCCCATCAACTTGAATGCATCAACAGGCAAAGCTATTAGCTCATCAAGGGTAGTAAACGACGGCATAATAATTTTGGGCAACTTCTTTGGTTCTCTGGTCAGTTGTAACTTTACTTGGTCGATATGATTCAAGTAGATATGCGTATCACCTGTGGAATGTACAAACTCGCCAACCTTTAATCCTGTCAACTGTGCCATAATATGTGTCAAAAGCGCATAGCTTGCAATATTAAACGGAACTCCCAAGAACATGTCTGCGCTGCGCTGATATAGGTGACAGCTAAGTTCGTTATTAACACTCACATAGAATTGTACTAACACATGGCAAGGTGGTAATGCCATGTCTGGCACATCTCCCACGTTCCATGCAGAAAGTATGTGGCGTCGCGAATATGGATTATTACGAAGTTGCTGTAGCAATGATGAAATTTGATCCAAATGGGCGCCACTGCGAGTAACATCTGCTCCCCAACTTCGCCATTGTTTTCCATAAATTGGCCCCAGGGCGCGATAATCGTCGTTAACTGTATATCCCAATGCCACTGCCTGGTTAAGCGCATTAGCAGTCCATATCGTGTTGGTAGCTGGGTCACGATCGCCATACAGGATTTCTGCCAGGCGCCGCTCATCTGTGCTGCCTTCCAAGAACCAAAGAAGCTCGCTGACGACAGCGCGCCATGCAAGCTTCTTAGTTGTTACAGCTGGAAACCCGTCTTTTAGATTGTAACGTGTTTGCATACCAAAAATACTTTTGGTCCCTGTATTAGTTCTGTCTGTCCTTGTTTCTCCGTTGTCTAGAATTTGTTGTAATTGGTTGTGGTATTGCTTCATGGTAGATCTACAAACTTTCCGTAATAGTGTACTTCGGCAATTTTGTTATTAAGTAACAATCCTTCGCCGTGTACATAGATAAGTGGCTGGTCACTGTCATCAGTGCCGCGATAAAGTACCAGAACTTGCTCGTTACTGGCCAGAGCAGTCTCGATAATTTCAGGCTCTGATGCGAAGTATGGCGCCTCAACATCAATCATGTCTTCTGATTCTTCGTCATATTGTTGAATTGTTTTAATTTTTGTGAAGCAATCGCGCACTGTTTCTGTTAAACTTGGATGACATACAATTGTATTACCATTGCCACGCTTGCTGAATGTGCCGATATTAGCAGCCGCCATACTAATCAAATGTGCAAGGCGGCTATCTGCATCGATATGATTAAGTGGCGGACTACCATAGCATGGAAAAACCACACCTTCATCAAGTACCATTGCTTCGGCTGCGGCTAGGTTACCCACAACAAGAACATCATCACGAGTGCAGTTACCATACTCAAATTTGATGCGCGCCTGGCCTTTGACTGTACCGTCAGCCTGTTGGTCAAATGTTTCAAGGATTTTACGCTTTTTGACAAAAACTTCGATGTTACCGTGTTCGTCAAATTGTTGTTCCGATAGAAAGGTCATATAGTTTCCTTGTAAGGTAAATTTCAAACTTTGTGGTTCTGTCTATTTCAACACTATCAATTAGTACAAACTGTGCAGCAATCTTGTCCATTGGCAAAAATGTGTCACAGTCATGGTCGCCAGCAACGCGTGTCAGATGCAATATAGAAATATCATCAATCACTTGCTCAAAAAGAGCAGCGCCGCCAATTACAAATACTTTATTAGTTTGCGCAAGTGATGTCAAGCGTAAAGATATGTTATCACTCAACACACTGGCTTCATTTAGTTGATAGTCTGTGTTGCGGGTAACCACAACATTTGTCCTATTAGGCAGGGGGGAAGGCATGTCAGGTGCCTCCCACGTTTTCCTGCCCATGACAACTATTGCGTCAGTTGTCAATTGTTTAAAGTGTTTGAGATCAGCCATGTTATGTGGCCATGGCATGATCCCGTCTTTTGCTATGCCGCCCAAGGCGTCACATGCTACTATTGCTCTGATCATTTTTTCAACTTGTTTAAGAGTATGTCTACATCAATTACAACATCTTTTTCTACACGGTCATAATCAATACGCACTTGTAGATCTGTCAGACTATCATAGAAGTGTAAGCCTCTAATGATAGTCTCGATGTCGCCTGTTTCAAGTTCCTCTTGGGTAAAATCACTTTCGTGCAAGACAACCTTGGTACCATCGTTAAGATGGCAAGTAATGTCTTTGACAAACCTAAGTGGAACAACATCTACTTCAATATCTGCAAACATTTGGTGGAAATCGCGGTCACGTTGATATATTGCCATTTGGCTTTAGCCTTATTGGTTAGCAGGCTTCTTTGTTGCAGTGGATCGCTTTTTTGCTACTGGCTTTAGTGCTTTAGCCTGTGCACGAAGACCTTTAGCTTGCGCCTCGAAGGTTTTCGCTTGGTCGATAAAGGTAGCTGCTAGTGCAGCATCATCCAATACTACGTCGCCTGTCGTTGGTGTAGCTGATAATTCAGGCGTAGTAACTATGCTATTGGCAGTCTCTGTCACATCACGTGGTGAGGAATCAGTATCATTGCGTAGAACATTTTCGATTTCATTTTGTGTCGCGCCTGACTTTTGCATCTTCACAATCTTATTTAGCGTCTCTAGTCCAATTGTAGTGCGAGAGTCTGGTGTTAGCTCAACATTTGTGCATGGAAACTTGCGCAGGCGGTTACTTGAAGACAGCCATGCTAATGCCTGGAGTCCGTTGCCCAGGCGATTCCGACCAAGTACATTATACAAGTCGCCAGTTTCCTGCGCTTGTGAACTTTCAACCATGCGCATTAATTCCTGATGTTCTGCATCAGGCAATGTTTCAGTTTCAAATACCAAGCAGTTGTGCTCGTCAATAACTGTACCGACATCGTTGTAAATTTCTCGGAACACTACAACGCATTTACGTCCAGTGTTTTTAACTCGTCCTACGTGCTTAAATGTAGCCATTATAATTCTCCTTGTGTTGCCTGTGCCTCTGCCCGGGCTTTTGCCTGGTATTCCAGAAACTTTTCAAGCTTGTCGGTGATGTCAAGGACACCACGAAGCTCTGATCTCTCATACGCACCGCGTTTGATTGCGATAAAGACGAGATTTAATGTTTGTGCCAGGTCTTGCATATCCAATACAGGACCAAGATCAGGGGCAGATTGCATTGCCTCCTGTTGTGTAACTTCTGATTCCACGTTCTCTGGCATAGTTGGTTCGATTTCTTTTTTAGCTGTCATTGTTAGTTCTCCTACGTTTATTTATGCATAAACGTAGCAGTTAATCCATGCTTATTTTGCAAATAGATAACTGCTCTTGTACGCGTATGCTGTCTTTTTTTAACTCAAACATAATCTCTAATACCATCCCATCAGGTTGTATCTTTCGAATATGATACAACCCAGTGCAATCTTGAAGACCCATTTTTTTATATGAGATAATAGATTCTACGTTAGTAAATTTAATAATGAGTTTATTCCTCATCATCTTTGTCAAAGTAGTCGAGCCGACCATTAAATCAATGTCGGCCCGACTTAGTTCTTTGTGCGTTTGCCATCGCATTATTAGTTTTTTACTTTCTTGGCTTCATAGTAAACAGACTGCCCAAAGGGTGCAACTGGGCGACCGTATTCTGTGTGGATTAGGAATACAGTGTCGCAATAGTCTGGATTGCCCCATCCACCATGTGGCATACCATCAGTAAATACGATGAACTGGTCTGGCTCAATTTCATTTTTTACCATGTAATCCCAGTTGGCCTGAAAGCTGGTACCGCCGCCACCTCTGATGTTGTACTCGCGGATGTCATTACCATCGTCTGATGAAAACTCTTCATATCCATACACTGCCGTGTCGAACTGCCAAATACGGATACGATATTGGTCGTATTGATCCATAATACCAGCAATTTCGCTTACAAACTCTGTAAGCATTGACTGGCTAATGGAACCTGAAGTATCAATTGCAAGCGAAACATCAATCTTTACATCACGGTCCATACCTGGCAGGATTGCGGCCAGGTGCCAGCCTTTACGGTTTGGCCGCAAAAACGTGTAATTGGACTTCAACGAGCTTTCAACTTGCGCGCGAATAATTTCGCGCCAGTCCATTTCAGGCTCCAGCAAGTCTTTAATCAAACGCTTCATATCAGCCGGTACATTGGCTGCACCAGCAGCGGCGGCAGCTTGGATAAGAGCATCTTTCATCTCGTTGCCCAACTGCTTCTGAGCTTCTTCATCTAATTTTTCTGGCTTACCAGACAGCCCCGGATCGCCTTGAGTTTCGACGCCGTCCTCATCTCCGCTGCCACTGCCGCTCACATCAATGTGTACATCGATTAACTCGCCATCTTCTTCTGGCTTACCGCCACTATCTTTCTGTTGCTGGAGATCATCATAAACTTCTTCAGTTGTCCAACCATCATACTTGTGATTCAAGTAAGGCTTAACATATGTAATGATACGGGCATAATCACCACCTGGCTTCACAAGTTCAGTGTCCAGCGTATTGTTAATAATGTAGTCGCCTGCAATGTTGAATAGCTTTGGATCTCTGCCGCCACCACGCATAAAGTGTTCGTAAATGCAATGGCCAAGCTCATGTGCAACAAGGAATACATTTTCCTTGGCGTCTAGCTCTGCAATAAAAGCAGGGTTAAAATAAAAGTTACGACCGTCTGTTGCCGCTGTAGGGCACCAATCGCGTGAGGAAGGCACCAACTTAAGGCGCAGCGCAAGCTGACCAAAGAACGGGTGCTTAAACAGCATAGTCATACGAGATTTGATAATGCAATTCAGTGATTCTTGAATCAATTCATCGTCAATTTCTCGTGTCATGTAGGCTTTGTCTGCATGTGCAGTCTTGGATGCTTTTTTGGTCATGTCATACCTCTATTGCGTTCTAATATATAATATGGTATTATTCCTTGCTTGTCAAGTAATACCACTAGTGAGTTTAAATATAACCTCATGTTCCATCTTATAAAAGACGATGTAGTGTAAGGATGGACTCATGATGCCGTCAGTATAACTTATAAACTGATAGTACAGCGGGTCAATTTCATACTGTCTGAGTAGAACAACGGCTGAATGAAAGCTACTGACCTCCACTTTTCCTGACGTGTCGCGCCATTGTTGTTTCCATCTTACGATTGCAGTTGGGCTGGCTCCAATTGAACCAAAAACATCCATGAGAGCCGCATTACTGTACCGCTCTTTAGTTTTACGGGCCGCTACCATGATAGTTTAAACATTACGAGATGTTCTTCCTTAAAAAAGACCACTTCAAAACGATCCCGGTATGGCCACCGCCCGATTAGGTCCCAAAAATATGGATGTATTTTGGCTTGCTCTGTTACGTTGGAAACTTGTTTACGCAACGATAATTTTTTACCTGTGTCATGGTACGCTGCAATACTACCATTGTACATAATAGTCATTCTATAAGGTGACGTTTCTATCCACTCTGATTTCCATGTGGCTATCACTCCCATAGTTGGCATCCTGCTATCTAAAAATTCTATAAAATCATCACCACATCCTGGAAATTTTTCTTCCCACATTTTCAATCTAACACTAGATGTGTGATGTGGTTTCTGTGGTGTAGATGATATATGGTTCATGTAATTCACTATATGAAAATGGCGGGGGCATTGCCCCCGCCAGGTCTTAAGGACACCGTCCTTAAGCAGCGCGGACCAGGTCGCCGTAACGCTTTAGGAACGCTTTCCAGTTGGAGAGCCGCTGCATATCAGGCTTAATACCATATTTAATAAGCATACGGAAGGACGCAACAATCATCTCTGGTTCGAAGTGTGCCATCCAAAAGCCGAGTGTGTTGTTGATATACTCCTGCATAGTGTCTTCATCAATCTCACGGCCAATCAAATTCTTCTGTGCCTTGAGCTCGTATGCCAACGATGTAGCTAGTGAGTACATTGCTGAGATCTCCTTGGTCTTGAGCTCCGTAATTTGCCCTTTGAGGATCAAAGTAGGATCAGGCAGTAACGAACTAATTTTGCGGTGGGCTGCAAAGGATAGCGCGGTGCCTTGGCCAATTGTACCAATAATCATATCAGTAATTTCACCATCAGTAAACCCTTCTGAGTCCTGAAGGATGTCGGATACAAACACCCAGCTACGCGGAGTAGGGAATGCATGGTCTGGGCTCTTGGGATCGAACCTGTTAAGGTCATTCTTCTTAACAGTCAAGTAACCAACAACATCTGCAGATACACCGTTGTTTGTCGCCCACTCTACCCAATCACCAAAGTCAACGCGCACTTCAAAGTGGACGAAGCGGTTGGAAAGTGGCTTGGGCATACGGTAGGTAACACCTTTGTCTGTGTCACGGTTACCAGCAGCAACAACAGCCACGTTATCAGGCAACATATATTCGCCAACGCGGCGGTTAAGCACCAGCTGGTATGCAGCGGCTTGTACCGCTGGAGCAGCACCGTTCATTTCGTCTAGGAAAAGAACAACAAGGTCGCGGCCAGCATCTTCCAACTTTGGAAGCAAGGATGGGGGTGCCCATTTCATTGTTCCGCCAGCTTGCCCAAATACTGCTTCAACCTTTGCAGCAAATTCAGCCTGTGCTGTTGCAATCGCGTTCACATCATTACGGTCCAAGCTCTTCATCTGCTCTTGGAACATTTTAGTCATGACCTTGGCGTCGATGTTTGCACCACTGTCAAAATATGGAATGCCCATAATATCAGTAGGTTCACACATGCTCAAACGCATGTCGTACAGCTTGGCGTCCTTGCCTGCAGCAATTGCATCTTTTACAATTGACTCAATAACATCGGATTTACCAACGCCTGGTGCGCCCCACAAAAATACTGGGCGCTTACGGCGTACAGCAACGTGGTTAATATACTTCTTAGCTTCGCTAAGTCGGATCATGTGTCGTTCAATATTAGTCTCGGCCATGTTAATCTCCTGGTCTGGCTTCATGTATCGTAAAACTAACTTATACAAAGTTAGGGTAGGTGTCAACACAATATTTAATTATTTTCAAATATTGTGGTAGTTAGTAAATTTAATTTTTGCGCGCAGGTAGGAGTGCATGACGCAATCCCAACCAAACATGCTGTTCTCCAGGCGCCATCACCGCCCAGCTTTGGGTTTGAATGCAATACAGGTAACGATATTGTTTCTTGTATTGTACTGCAAAGTGCCCTCTGTTTTGATTTATTGATGGTGCAGTGTCTGCCAAGCATTCGCCTTGACTACTATAACTTGCCCCTGGGAAGGTCATATCACCGCCTGACACAAGCTCAACGGCGGCGTCATGCGTGTTATAGTTATTGTGCAATGCTGACCCAACCCCTGCAATATGCCCGTTGTGATGGCTATATACCACGCTTACGGTTCCGTCTATTTGCTCGATCCCAATATAGGAGGTTGTGGACATTGGCGTATTTTCCCAATACTTGCTAGGCAGCGTATCTGCGTTGCTTATGCTGTTAAACTACAATGGCAAAAGTTACTTGTCAAGCAAATTTTAACTTCATCATAACTTTTTCACCATCTGTCAGGTCTGTATTTGCATCCAGCCAGTCATCAAATGAATAGATATGATCGTTTAAATACCAATCCATCTGGCCATCCCACCACTCAATAGCAGGCCCATCTGTTCTGTGCTGTTTACCATTTATATACCACAACTTTGTACCATCTGCATATTCAATAGCAGGACCATCTGTTCTATGCCGTCTACCATTTACCCACCATCTCTTGGTGCCCATATTATCAATTCTTGGATTATCCATATTGCAATTTCATCATAACTTTTTGTTCATGTGTCAAGTCTGGATTTACATCAAGCCATTCATCAACTGAATACTCTTGCCCGTGTATGTACCAACTCTTGCGACCATCTGCATATTCAATAGCAGGTCCATCTGTTCTATGGTGTCTATTATGCAACCACCAGCTGGAGCTTCCATCTGCATGTTCACGTGCAGGTCCATCTGTTCTGTGCAGCTCTCCATTTGTCCACCAAGTCTTGGTACCTGATGTAAACTCAACAGCAGGCCCATCTGTTCTATGCAACCGACCATTTACCCGCCATCTCTTGGTACCTAATTTATCAATTTCTGGATTATCCATACTGCAACTTCATAATAACTTTTTCACCATGTGTTAGGTCTGAATTTGCGTCCAGCCATTCATCAAATGTATACTTCTGATTATTTAAAAACCAGATGGGGGTCCCATTTGCATATTCAACAGCAGGGCCATCTGTTCTGTGGCGTGCCCCATTTTGAAACCAAGACTTAGTACCATCTGCATATTCAATAGCAGGTCCATCTGTTCTGTGCAGATCTCCATTTAACAACCAAAAATTGTCGCCACCTGCATATTCGATTGCAGGCCCATCTGTTCTGTGCAGGTGACCATTTGCCCAGAATCTCTTGTTGCCATGTACATCTATTGATATTGTTGGTTGCATATTAGCCATATTGTAGCTTCATAATAACTTTTTGTTCATGTGTCAGATCTGTATTCATTTCAAGCCATGTATCAAATGTATACCCTTGCCTATTTAAAAACCATTGTACATGGCCAGATGGCCATTCAACAGCAGGTCCGTCTGTTCTATGCACATCGCCATTTAAAACCCAAAACTTAGTACCATCTGTATATTCAATAGCAGGGCCATCTGTTCTATGCACCTTGCCATTTGACCACCATCTCTTGTTGCCTGTTAGATCAATTCTTGGATTATCCATGTGTCAACTTCATCATAACTTTTTGTTCATGTGTCAAGTCTGAATTTACATCAAGCCATTCATCAAATTTATACTTTTCGCCATTTAGGTACCAGCGTTGAGTTACGCGGCCATCTGGCCATTCGCAAGCAGGCCCATCTGTTCTGTGCCGAATACCACTCACCCACCACTCCTTGCCATCATCTGCCCATTCAATAGCAGGCCCGTCTATTCTGTGCAGTTGTAGACCAACCCACCAAAACTTACTACCATCTTCATCAATTTCTGGATTATCCATATTGCAGCTTCATAATAACTTTTTGCTCATGTGTCAAGTATGAATTTATTTCAAGCCATTCATCAAATTTATACTTTTCGCCATTTAGGTACCACCACAGGTCGCCATCTGACCATTCACAAGCAGCACCATCTGTTCTGTGCAGAAAGCCATTTAACCACCAAGTCTTACTACCATCTGCATTTTCAATAGCAGGTCCATCTGTCCTGTGCAGGCGACCATCTAAGTACCAAGACTTACTACCATCTTCGTCAATTTCTGGATTATCCATATTGCAGCTTCATAATAACTTTTTGCTCATGTGTCAAGTATGAATTTTCATCTAGCCATTCATCAAATGTAAAAAACACTTCACCATCTAAATACCAACCCGTTCGACCATCTGCATATTCAACAGCAGGTCCGTCTGTTCTGTGCCTGCAATCATTTAACCACCAAGACTTGGTACCTGATGCAAACTCAAAAGCAGGCCCATCTGTTCTATGCCGTGCACCATTTACGTAATATCTCTTGTTACCAAACTGATCGATTTTTGGATTATCCATATTGCAACTTTATCATAACTTTTTGTTCATGTGTCAGGGCTGGATTTACTTTAAGCCATTGATCAAATAGATAAAAGTGATCATGCAGGTACCAACTCTTGCTGCCATCTGACCATTCACAAGCAGGTCCATCTGTTCTATGACGCTGACCATTTAAGTACCAAGTCTTGTTACCAAACCGATCAATTTCTGGATTATCCATACTGCAACTTCATCATAACTTTTTCACCATCTGTCAAGTATGTATTTTCTTCAAGCCAGTGATCAAATGTATAAAACACTTCACCATCTAAAAACCATTGTACATGGCCATTTGACCATTCAACAGCGGGACCATCTGTTCTGTGCAGCTGATGATTTAACACCCATCTCTTGGTACCTATACTACTAATTAGTGGATTACCCATATTGCAGCTTCATAATAACTTTTTCTTCATGTGTCAAGTATGTATTTTCTTTAAGCCATTGATCAAATGTATAGATATGGTTATTAAAGTACCAACTCTTGCGACCATCTGCATATTCAACAGCAGGACCATCTGATCTATGCAGCTTGCCATGCACCCACCATTCCTTATGACCATTTTCCCGATCAATAGCAGGCCCATCCGTTTTATGCAGATCTCCATTTAACCACCAAGTATTGGTACCATCTGTGTATTTAACAGCACCATTTGTTATGAGGTGAGATTTTCCAAACCAAGTCTTAGTGCCTGTGCGATCAATTTCTGGATTATCCATATTGCAACTTCATAATAACTTTTTGCTCATATGTCAAGTATGTATTTACTTCAAGCCATTGATCAAATGTATACTCCTGATTATTTAAATACCACTTCTTATGACCATCTGCATATTCAATAGCAGCACCATCTGTTCTGTGACGTTGCCCATTTATAATCCACTCCTTGTCACCTGATGCAAATTCAATAGCTGGCCCATCTGTTCTGTGGCGGCGCCCATTTTGAAACCAAGACTTAGTACCATCTGCATATTCAACAGCAGGCCCATCTGTTCTGTGCAGATTGTTATTAAAGTACCATCCCTTGGTACCATTTCTATCTATAATAGCAGGGCCATCTGTTCTATGCATTCCACCATATAGCCACCATTCTTTGGTACCATTTACATGTTCAACTGCAGGTCCGTCAGTTCTGTGCAGTTTGGCATTTAAATACCAATGCCTGTCGCCAGCTTTATTGATTCTTGGATTATCCATGTGTTAACTTCATCATAACTTTTTCGCCATCTGTCAAGTATGTATTTACTTCAAGCCATTCATCAAATGTATATTTTTTGGAATGTAAAAACCAAGACTTCCTACCATCTGGATATTCAGTTGCAGGACCATCTGTTCTATGCCGCCGACCATTCACGTACCAAAACTTCGTACCATCTGCATGTATACATGCAGGTCCATCTGTTCTATGGCGATTATTATCTAAGTACCAAAAATACGAACCATTTGTAAATTCAATTGCAGGGCCATCTGTTCTATGTAAATTGCCATTTAGCCGCCATTCCGTCCCACCATCTGCATGTTCAACAGCCGGGCCATCTGTTCTGTGGCGTGCCCCATTTTGAAACCAAGACTTAGTGCCATCTGCATGTTCAGTTGCAGGACCATCTGTTCTATGTCGCACACTATTTACAAACCATTCCTTGGTACCACTTGGCCATTCAACAGCAGGCCCATCTGTTCTATGTAAATTGCCATCAAGCCGCCATTCCGTCCCACCATCTGCATGTTCAATAGCAGGGCCATCTGTTCTGTGCAGATGGCCATTTGACCACCATCTCTTGTTGCCTGATGCATCGATTTTTGGATTATCCATATTGCAGCCTCATCATAACTTTATGCTATCGCGTAGGGTAACGTTATGCGCCCCTATTTCTTTCTCTTAGCACGAAGTTTTGCGCGCTTTGCAGCATCAGGTGGCGTGGGCGGCCCAGAAACAAATGTAGTTTGTTTCCAGTCAGGTGTTACCTGCTTGAACAGATTGAAATCACCTAGTTCGTCCAGGATGATAATATCGCAGGTAATGCCATAGATGCGCTGGGCATATGGCTTGGGGATCACCACTTCAATATCAAAGATCATTTCATTCTCCTTAAATTGCAGTTGCGCAATTTGGTCACTATCTAGTGCAATGGGGAAACTTGCCATTAGCCTACTACCTCGTCAATCAAACGTACCAAGTCTTCAACAAAAACACCCTCAAGCTGTTCGGTATATACAACTTCCATTTTGCGGATTTTGAAGAAATCAAGATTGTAAAGGTCTTGCCCTGCGTCGTACTTGATATACACATAGCCCTTCCACTTTACTGCGCCTGTAGTTTTAAACTTTAGGCCGTCAGGCATCGCAACCAATTCCGTTGTTCCCCATGCCCAAAAAGACATTGGATCAAGTTGCTTGATTTGCGTTTGGATAATTTTTGCAATGCTTGTCATATCGTGTTCCTTTTTGCTTACTCATACGTTGTACGGTAAAGCGCATTGGTTGTCAAGCTTTTTTAAACACAATTTTCACATGTGTTGGGTCACCCTGGTCTTTTCGAGCAGAGTTAAATTTCGCGACAGTATCGCTTAGGAATTCATGTGAGCTGGGCTTGGTGCTACGCCGAAATTCATCAGGTGTCATATGGCCGATTATCTGGTCGCCCTCCATTACACGAATATCAAACATTATCTGTGTCCAAGTACCAACTGTCGGCGTTGAACTCTGAAACTGTGCTAGGTATAGTAGCCACTTGGGTATTCCTTTTTGCTTACTCATACGTTGTACGGTAAAGCGCATTGGTTGTCAACCCAATTACGACTATTTGTCTTCCTTATTGTTTTTATAAAGAATGTCAACATTGTCGTCCCACACCTTCTCAAACTCTGCCCCTAGTGGTTCCATCGCCGCAGCCATTGTGGTTAACACAACGGAAATATCATCATAAGTCATTGCATTGAGTTCTTGTGTAAGACAAGATACACATATGTTATGGCATACAGGCGCAACACCACCACAAACTTTGCATATATTATCCATTGTTATCTGGGTGCTGTTTGGAGACTGCCATGTTGGTTTGAAAAGTCAATGGCTTCCAATGCGTTACGGTATCTTGCCAAGTAACATTCGCGTCAAAAAAGCCCTGGGGTCCTGCCAACCACTGCACAAACACTACAGACTGGGTATCATCATCCCAACCAACACAAACCTGTAAATCATGTGGTTCTTCAATGGCAGAGTCTTTCCATTCTATATCACCCCAAGAGGTGCCGTCCAATGATATTTTAGTATTCAAGTCAGCATCCCTTTCAACCGCAGCATCCCTTTCGACCAATGAAGAAAAAGAAATCGTATCGCCTGTTTGTGCAGCTACAATGGCTTCCTGTGTGGTAGTGTTTGGGTCAATGGCCTTAAGAGGCAGTACATTCTCAGAAACTATTTTTAACCTGGGTGCAGGTCGATCCGGCATTTCGCGCATGGCCTGATTTAGTGCCCAATGCACTAAATCGGCAGAAATGCCCAAGTGTTTAGCCATGATAAATCTAACCTTATCTATTTCCCAATGATCAAGCATCTATTTGTCCTCCTTTGCTGCAATTTTATTAAGCATCCGTATGAACCCATAATTAATCAGGTAGACACCGAACCACGCCCATTGCAATTTAAGAATTGGCCCAGTGCGGCCGACCCTTGGAAAAAACACAAACGGACCAGAAATTTCAATCGCAATGGAAATACCGTTACTCATCTACTCGACCCCCTTTGCTGCAACGAAAGCTGCGACGATTACACTAACCGCCGATTGGGTCTGGCTGTAATCTCGAACCTGCTTTTTAAGCGGGGTGTCTGGATATATCTTCATGCTTATAGCTCCTTTGCTTTAATTGCACACCCGCAGGATTCCCACTCTGACATTCCAGAAAATATGGGTCCGTCCCATTCTGGACAGTCGTGTAAACCCGGCAGTAACTCAATGTCTTCTGGCGTAAACTTACGATCTGGATGCAGGGTCAATTCTTTGATCCGAAAATATTGGTCGGTTGTAATTTTACTCACCTTTGCCCTCCTTTAATGCGTCAATGTCCAAGAAGTTTGAGGCGCTATTAACGGCAACTTGTGCAAAGTCTCGAATCGTTTTTTCGCAGTAGGCTGTTGCATCGTCCTTTGACCTAAATTCCGTCTGGCCTCTGTTTTGAGCAACGCCGTTCCAAGTGCCTTGCTCAGTCTGGGGGTCATTGCCTTGATCGTATGGGATCAAAACATAAGCCGAATACCCGTTGCCAATTGTACGCCAACAAGTTGGGTTTGGGCTGTGTTCGTCGTGCGTCCAAACAAAGTCAATTTTCTTTGCTTTTAACATCTATTCAGCCTCCTCCGTATTTGCCTTGGTCCACATGTCAGCGCAAAAATTACATCCACATGTGGGCCTGTAAATAGCCCTGTACTTACTCGCGTAGCTACATTTATCCAACTTCATTTGGCTTTCCTTTAAATTAATCACCACAAATCCTCACTATAAAGCTCGCCTTCCATAATTGCAACTTGCCCTGCCTTGAACGCTATACGATGCGCAAGACGGCGATCCGCAAAGGTTCCGCCTGAAGTTAAGAATCCTTGTTCTGCATCTAATGCAACTGCACCACACATACCCAGGCGTGAAAGAGCAGCAATGACGTCACCATGCCGAGCAGGTGCTGGCAAAGAGATAACTGCACCGTTGTCCATTTTTAATGCGGCAGATACGATCATTATTTTGTCTCCTTTAGATGTTGCATCAATTTTACATGCCATTTTACTGGATTAAATTTCCATAAGGTTACACAACACTTGCAAAAACAATCAGAGATTATTCCGTTCATAACGCCGACGTGCGTCGCTTTTTCTGAGCACGACAAACAATGCCCTAGCCAATTGCTAGACAGTGAGCCAACTGCACGATGCCCAGGGTCGCTCATAATATTAGGCGATACCATTATATTCTCCATCAATACTTTGTGATAACTGTAGCAAAGGCATAATCGTATGTCAAGAAAATATCGCCTATTATAGGCGATATTTACTTTCTTATTATTTTTAGTAGTGTAGTTTTTGGTAGATCTCAACTAATTCACGGTCATCCATTGTTACTGCATGTGTGCCAGCAAATTGGGTATACCAAATGCGGGCCAACCGCAATGTTACAGGATCAGGTAGTAATTTAAGTGGAATTAGTCCTTTTGCAAATGTTTCAAAAGTTGTTTCAGTGCGCATCCTGCTTCTCCTGCTAATACTGTCTTAATGACATGTGATACTATTTAGTACAAGATATACTATATTACCGCCCTGGTCAAGGAAAGATATCAAGCCAAAGTGCCACGCTACCTGCCATTTTACACATTATAATATTTTCTTGGCTGAATAATACAATTGCATTTTCTGAGATAAAAAATGGTGCGTTCATGTGGGTGCTGAGTGTTAGTATTTCACCAGTATAAAAGTACCTACTGTGTTTAAACTCTTCACAGTCAAAATATGTCTTGAGTAGACGATACCCTGCTGATCGTAGTCGTAGACTGTCAGCATGGTAGAAATAATCAGTTGCCTTGTAGCTGATGCCGCCCAGTGCATCTTTAATTAAGCTATCATTGGTACTGTTAAGTTCGTTTTGGAGCCAAACTGTAATCTCTGACGTCAACTTTTTCTTGAATTCGTTCACCATTTGTAAGTTTCACCACTGTAAATTTTGTCGTTTTAAACTTTTTATTTAAACGGTCAGCTAAGTTAAATGCATGGCCGCTGTTACTAAAGCTGGTCTTTTTATATTTTGCTCCTGGAGCATCAACCAAACTATTGGAGCTCTTAAGATTTATTGGTTTGTCGTCCAAAAACACTGCCCAAATTGCATCTGCATCCAATACCTGCTCGCTGCGGAAATTTTGATCTGTGTATTCTAAAAGTACTGTGGGCTTGGGCCTGGCCATATTATTCTCCATTAAGTCTAACTATAATTATTTAGCTAAAAATGAAGAAAATAGGTTTATGTGTCGGTTCGTACTTTTCTTTTGATGGCAATTTGCACATCAACTTCAGTCTTAAACGGTCCCATATACTCATATTTACATAACGTTGTAAACTTAGGGCAACATGCATCAAGCCAACCACCATTATCAAAATTGATACCATAGTATCCAGCAGCAAATAATATAGTGCTGGTTTCCGTCTTGGTAAAGCACGGTAAATTATCTTTTTCTTGTGCATTGAATGTGGCAGTTTGTAATACAGGGTAACCAAATACATATTCTTGATGCCAACTACTAAGTGTATTTTTATGCTCAAATTCAAAGACCAGCAATGATTCACTGCTGGTAAGATCCACCTTACTGCCGTCAACTTTTAGCCAAGTGAATGAGTTTGAGTTCCCTGATAGTGTTCCTGATTTATTACCTTTGTTATCATATGTAATCCAAAGTTTATCAGTTATTACTTCAACTGCTCGTAGCTTTTTGGGCATAACTTGCTCCTAAATAACGGGCATGTGCATCACATTGGTCGCTCATGCGTATTAGATTGTTTGCACCGCAGAACCGCATAAAGTGGATACCCACATTCCCTTTGCGTTCTGCCTGTGCTGCATCAACAATCGACGCATCAAGTACCTCTTTGATTTCAAAAGGCTGCGCAGTTAAATCAATCAATGTTTTATTGCGGAGATATACGTCACGCACAACATTTTCGTTACCGTCAATATCTGTCCACCGATGTAACATAAAGTTGTTCCAGTTAAAGCCCATGCCTTTTCTGTCCGAAAATGCGTCAAGCATACCAATTCTGTTCTTTGATCCTTTGGTGAGGGCACCAGGGTATGCCGAAAAGATATTGTCGCTTACGTCACCACGGATACATTTTTCAAATAGCAACCATTCTGGATCGCCAATTTGCTTTGGCTCGCCTGACTTTTTGTCAATTATTGCCTTGCCTCGGTCGTTCACGATTGAATCAATTGATATGAGTTTGTTGTCTACACCATTGTATTGCTTGACATTTTCGCCAATTAGTTGGTAAAAGTCACTATCTGTTGATACAATAACATGCTTATCATCTGGATGTGTTTGGATCCATCTGGCGATAAAGTCATCAGCTTCGCAGCCAGCCGCCTGTAATACTGTTACATTTGTCTTTTCATGTAAGAATTCACGAAAGGTATCAAATGCAGCAAAAAAGGCACGATCTTCTTCAACGTCTGCTGGCGACATTTTTGCTGTTTTTTCTCTGCGCTGCGCCTTATATGGTGCATATACATCTTTGCGCCAGGATCGTCCTTCAAAGCAAACAACAACGTGGCTACCATTTAGGTCACGCCAGCATTTGTTAATGCTTGCAAAGATGATATGCATCGCCATGGCGACTTTAGTTTCTGTGTCGCCCCGCACCACGTGCCGTGCACGGAAAAACATGTTGGCGGCGTCCACCAGGATATAGGTCATAAAATAGTTTCCTTTGATAGTTTAATTATAGCTACATTGTCGATGAATGTCAAATCTTATCACCAATAATGCCTCTGCATAGGTCGTTAAACCACATGTCTACAACTTCGTCGTCAGTGCGACCACTGTAGCCAGCAGTAATTAAATTCTTTACAAAAAGCTCATTCCAGTCCAATTCAAAATATCCAGTGCCGGGCTTGTCCTTATCTTCAAATGTGGTCTTAACCACATGAACAAACGGTTCACCTGCCTCATTGGCGATTTCTTTTGGTGTCTTTTCTTTTTGCGCAAGTTGTTCTTCTAGTGCAGTCTTTTCTGCTTCTAGTGCAGTCTTTTCTGCTTCAAATACTGCAAGCCGCTCTTCTAATTTGTCAATACCAAATAATTTCTTAAACATTACCATCCTAACTTTTCCCAAGGGACGTCTTTGTCACCAAAATGGCCAAAGACACAATTTTTACTGTAATCAGTAAAATTAAATAAATCAAATCGATCAATAATACCCTTGGGAGTAAGATCAATATTATCACGGATGAACCGCTCAATTGATTTATTATGGCCATTGCTGTCTACATATATACTTATTGGCTCTTTTATCCCAATAGCGTATGATAGTTGTACCTGGCACCAATCAGCCATGTCATCAGCAACTACATTTTTAGCTACCCACCGAGCAGCATACGACGCACTGCGGTCAACTTTGGTAGGGTCTTTTCCACTAAATGCGCCGCCACCATGTGGGGCCCACCCACCATAAGTATCTATAATGATTTTACGGCCTGTTAGACCAGCGTCGCCGTCAGGTCCTCCGATTTCAAAGTTACCTGTTGGGTTAATATGCCACACTGTGCCATCATCAATCAGATGTCCAAAAATTTCATGAGCAGCATGTTTAACAGCTTGGTAGACAGATTGTAGTGCCCCTGCGGCGTGTTGGTGGCTGACTACAATCGCACTAATGCGCCTGACTGTGTCGTTTTCATATTCAACTGATATCTGACTTTTAGCGTCTGGGAATAGGAATTCATCACCATGTTGCCTCATAGTATTGAGCTTTTTAAGCAGCATGTGTGCATAGTAAACCGGTGCAGGCATATAATCAGCGTTGCCATTGCTTGCATATCCAAACATAATTCCCTGGTCACCAGCGCCCAGGTCATCTGTCCCTAATGCAATATCTGCTGATTGTGCATGGATATAGTTAAAGACCTGTAGCTTGTCCCATTCAAAATTACCAGTAGCTGGGTATCCCACACTCTGTACTGTATCGCGTACAATTTGTTCAACTTCTGATGGTGTAAGATTGAAGTTTTTAACTTCGCCTGCAAGTGTAACCATATTTGTAGTAACAAGCGTTTCAATTCCACATCGTGTAGTTTGATTACCACGTTTAAGTGCTGCATCAACTAATGCATCTGAAATTTGATCAGCAACCTTGTCTGGGTGTCCGATGCCTGCGCTTTCTGATGTAAATGTATAATTTCTAGTCATTTTTTCTCCGATAGTACTCTTACTTTGCCTAAGCTATAGCTATAATCTGAGACTAGCTGTAAATAATCAGGTGATCGCTGCATTGAACGAATTGCCGAGGCAATTATTTCCATGCAAAGCAGCTCAGGCTCTTTCTTCTTCATTTCTGTAAAAACAATTGTCATTCGTTTCCTTTATTAAATTCTGCTGTTACTGTGGAGGCGGTAAACTATCGCAGCGTCCTTGAGCAATACAAGCTGCTTTTCAGTAATCGCTACGTCTTTGTTTAGGTTATCTAACTTCTCCTGAAAATAAGCGATGTCATCCCCAAACTCTTCGTCAGTTAATTGCCCCGTTTTCATACTTTGTGCTGATGGTTTTACATCTATTTTTGGAGTTTTGGTCATAATTTGTTTCCTTTAATTGTTATTATGCAAGTGAGGCATATAGATGAATCTGTAAATTAAGAATAAATCCGTTCTTTACACAAAATTGCGCGGCATACTCATGATTGATTTGATTTGCCTTCATATCTAGTAGCTCAGGCTCCCAAAAGCTAACCACTTCGTCAATTGTGCTTCGCTCTGCAAGTGTTGTGCTATTTGAATTTAAACGTAACTTTTTGCTTTCCAGTGGTACAGAGTTATACACATTCATAGGACTGATATATACCTGTTTGCCTGTCTGTTCGGCCCATTCATGCGCCCAGTCTGGAATGTCTGAATATGGGCTATCTGGATTGGCTTCCATAACAAACTTCAAACAATCTGCACGTTCAAGGATTTCAACACGTGGCTTCAAGTAACGCACTGCAATCTTTTTCTTTTCCAGACACTTTGGTGAGCATACAAGTGTTGTACTATCAGGAATTGCAGTTGCTTGAGTACCATTGCTTTCAATCTGTGTCTTTGCAAAGATAGACTGCATACGTGCGAGGAATGGATTAATATTATCTTGCAACATGGGCTCGCCGCCAGTCATTACAAGCACCATCTTCTTACGGATAGTTTGGATGTCATCATCTGCAAATTCTCCACGTACACCAACCGTATGATTAGTCCAAACAGGACGGTCCATGCCCTGGTCTGCATAGAACTTGTCAATTGTTTCTTCAATACGTTCCGCAATTTGGTCAAATGTTAACCAGTCGCCATCGTCAAAGAATGTGTCACAGAATTGACAGTCCAGATTGCACTTTGCAAGTCTGATAAAGAATGCAGGCTCGCCGCGATATGGCCCTTCGCCTTGAAGTGTCATAAACATTGATGTTACCATCATTTGATCCAGGGCAGCATCTTTGAAATACTTTTTCCCCACAATTTCATTAGTTCCGAACATAATTTTAATCCCTTAGTAAATATACTGCGCTTGCGGCAGATTTTGTTTTTGTGACGTGTGTAAAAACATCAGTCAATATATCCATGTAGTTTTGCCATTACAATACCATCATTAACAAAGGTAACGTCGGCCACCAGCTGCGTCCCATTACCAATGATAATAACAAAAGAGTCTGGTGAGAAGCCGGCGTCGGTCACAAACCATTCATATACACCATCATGCAGATGATCAAATGTGTAACCATTGTCCTGTAGTAAATATCTATCTGCAGGCGACACAGTGATTGTATGGGGATCTGAAGGATGTTTAAAATAATGTGCTACGGAATTAACTGATTCTTTATCTATCATGCGTTATTATACAACATTATACAGCATTATACAACATGGAATAATTCAAATCAATCACGCCATATTTGCCATGATACGTTGGGCAGCTCTGTTAAGGGCTGCGCCTTGCTTTTTTCGCGCCATTTTTAGTTTGGTATTGCCCACGCGGTCCGTAAACATAATACCTTGCAAGTGATCATATTCATGCAAAAAGACTCGACAATCCATACCAAATAATGTTGCCTGTGAACGTTTACCAGTTTCATCTTCCCAGCTTGCTGTAACCATATCTGGGCGTTTAACTTTGAGATACATGCCAGGATCGCTCAAGCAGCCCTCGCTCATTAGCACTTTATCGTCGCTTACCCCATGGATTTGGGGATTGAACATTGTAACCAGATCTTTTTGTACATGAACCACAAACACCGCAGCATTGAGATTAATCTGGTTTGCAGCTAGCCCTAACCCTTTATGGTTACGACACAAATTTTGCATGTGGTAGCTTACAGCTTGTCGATATTCTGGTTTATCAAAAATAAATGGCTGCACCTGTGTTTCCAGCATTTGATGTGGGGCATACACCAGTTGGTACGCAGTCATGTCTAGTTCATTCGTTTGGGGTGTTGTATCACTGTTCATTCTTCTTGTCCTTGAATAATTTCACCATTTTTGTCAATAAATCCATCTCGCTGCAACGTATACATCATATCACCAATATGATGTGTGTCGCCATCCATGAGCATCATGATCCAGCGCGCGTATTGTTTAAGGGAGTCTTGATCAGTCATTTCGGAGTCCAATGTAATAAACATCTTGGTTCGTACATACCCACACTGCCCACCACGACCCTGGAGTCAGTCTGGTCAATGCGTTGTGTCTTTGTTGCTGGTTGCCCACATGTATTGCACACAGACTGAATTAACGTAATTTCATCACTCATTGCAAGTAACATTGCAGTTGTTTCAAATGGTATGCCCCTGCTATCCTGATTGAGTCCTGCAGCTATTACGTTAATACCCTGAACTAGCAAATCTGTCACAACATCCAATGTATCCTTTACATGCATGAATTGTACTTCGTCTATAACTACTGTGTGGTAATTGTACAGCTTTAAATTGTAGTTGTCAAGTACGTGTTTCCAGTCTTTCATTGCAAAGCAGGGGAAAACTAGACGATTATGCGTTGCAATATGGTCTTGACTATATCTGCTATCAATTTGTGGTTTAATTACTAATACGTTGTTATTGCAATGTTTAATCCAAAGTATTTTCTCTAATATAGCAGAAGTTTTACCGGCGTACATTGGGCCGGTAAATGTTTTAAGTGTTCCTGGCATTAGCGCGAGCATCCTGCATATTAACCATATCCTGTCTGGCATCTTCTCGTATTGCAGCAACAGTGGTTTCAATATGTTGTATTTTCTCAACTATTGCTGTAAATTGCACAATTAATTGGTCAATCTGGGCGTGAATATCTGCAATCTCGTTACTTTCTACATCTGATATTTTAGTCGTTGATGTTAGTGCTGTTCTCATGTTGTTATTCCTTTAATAAACACCACGTCCGCCAGACGTCTGTTGTAGTTTGATGTTGTCGAAAAACTCCTTCTTGGTGCTGGCGTCTTCCATAAATCTGCCTTTGAGTACAGTTGTCTGTGTTAAACTGCTTTGTGCCATGATGCCTCTATTAGTGCAGCACCCATGTTCAGCCCCAATGTGAACGCCTATGTCTACCGCGCCTGTGGCCTTCTTTATTTCACGTGCAATATCGTTGGCTAGTTCTTCTTGCAACGTACCGCGTAATGAGCACCATTGGGCAATACGAGTATACTTTGATAGGCCAATTAATTGCTCTGCTGCAATAATACCTATATACGCAACACCAGTTACTGGTTGGTGGTGATGAGAGCACATACTCTTTAGCTCTGAACGGACAACCAACATACCAGTGTAGCAATCTTCGCCAGTATTGGGGAACGCAGTGGCATCAGGAATTTTGTCATAACGCCCGCTCATAATTTCATTATAATACATTTTTGCCAAACGTCTGCCAGTGTCCTTTGAGTTTGGATCATTATGTCTATCAATAATCAAGGAGTCAAGTACATTCTCAAAAGCGGCAGTAGCTTCATCAATGAGTTGTTCCTTATCACCATCTTCCAATACTTCGAAGATATTATCTCCTGCCCAGTATCGTACGTTAGAATCTTGTAGTCGTTTAATAATTTCTTGTGATTTTTTCATAACAGTTTGTCCTTTATTGACTTGAACCTGTTAGGCGGCCGATCATTTCGTCAGCTGACAGGTAGTTAGAGATTAGAATATCTTTTTGCTGTTGCATTAATTCTGCATAAGCTGTAGGATCGGCTAGTATACTATTTAGACGATTTACCAATTCAGGACGATAAGCTATGAAATTTTCATAACTTTCTGTCCAAATGCTTGGATACTTAAATTCCGGTAGATACATTTCTGCATAGCTGCAACGATCTGGTAACAACGGAATTGCACCAATAAGCACACCTTCCATAACACTGATACCCAAATTTTCATGCAACGCGCAACTAAACAGCACCGTAGTGTCTGCCATTGTACGATAAAACTCATCTTTGCTAAGATCCAGCTTCTGTGTGATTACCATATCAAAGTCGTTGGCAAGGTCCTCAGCAATTTCAGGTTGCTTGTCCTCGTTGTAACGATGTGGCCAAATCACCTGACGTGACTTGTTTTCTGGTACAGTAATGCCTGCCATGTGCGAAATAATTGCACTGTGTGGTTGCCCACTTAATACAGCCCTGTCATGATATTTTACATTAATATCAAGATTTTGCAAGAACATTGTGCGATGAAATTCACTGGCAAAGTATGTTACATCACTAGCGTAGAATAGCGATCTTTCAAAATGCTTGGGCCATTCAGGTCGCATTTTTAAGCCAAGAATATCACTGGGATCATATGCTCCAGCATGGGCGATGCCATGGATCTTCCATTGTTTGCCCAGTAAGTCACGCATATATGCAACTTGGATAAGTGCTGGATTCCAAAAATCTGTAAACAAAATAGTAGCATCATCAGGCACCTGCCCCTGCTCCAATGCCAGAACAAAATCGCAAAGCTGCGAACTTTTCCAGTGATTTGTGTCAGCAAAGTCTAAAAACGCACCTGCTGTTGTTGTAGATGATCGTTGCTTGCCCATCACAGTCATTACATCTGCATTTTGTGCCTCAAGTTGTGTTGGAATCTCTGTGAACCATTGCTTTGTGTATCGATTGTCAAGTGGTTCAAGGGCAAAGATGATAATTTTACTTGCCATATATCATTCCTTTGAAATATACGGACTTCTCAAGTCTAAACGTGGTTACGGGAGTATGGGGACTAAAAAAGATTAGTATAGCAATATCGTCATCATCAAACTCTGCAATTTGGGCAGTAATACCTTCTTTTGTTGCGTGTGTAAATCTAGATGAGCTGTCAGTTTCAGTTGCATCTTTGAAATCTGCTAAAAAATCAGTCAATGGAATGGTGTCGTGTTCTGTTGAAATGTCAGCGTACCTAACAAAAATATTATTGCAGAGAGAATCTGTAAACCACATCTCATATAGTGCAATATTTTTATTTGCAAATAGTGTGTTGACCTCATCTACCGAATCAAACTTATGTGTCTTTGATACAATGACCTTGCCATCGAATAAGCCAGAAGGCGCTGTCATAAAATAACAGGGGTCCGTAGAAGTATTGGGCCAATTACTATGGTCCATACCGTCAATCGTAGGTCTACTCTGTACTGATTGTGCCCATTCGTCTTTAGATGTAGTAATAATATTAGTTGTCATATAAACTTGCTCCATAATTTTCATCAACGCCAATGCGTTCAATGTCTTCTTCCATACAGTTTTCGCCGTATTGAATTTCAGTAATTCTAACTACGTCGTCTGTGTCGTTTATTAGTTGGTGCCAGGTGCCAACTGGAATGTCCAAGCTATCGTGTGTGCCCAGTAGTAGAGCGTCAGGTGCTATCAGTTGCTGATTGGTATGTGCTAGTAATACAGTAGCTTTACCATGTGTTACCATCCAGTGTTCGCTGCGCAACCTATGCCGTTGCATACTCAACTTTGCACCAGGATTAACTGCTAGCTCTTTCACACGAGTGTTGGGACCGTCCTGATGCAGATTGCGGTAATATCCCCACGGCCGTTGGGTTCTGGGACTCTTCCATTCACTTAGTATCCAGCTAGAGCTATTAGATTTATCATTACCGCCCACACCAAATTCAAAGCTAACTTGATCTTGCCCTATATAATCAACCATTTCTGGAATATTACCTTCAGTCCGATCACCACCATTTGCAAATATAATATGTGCTTCTGGATAGCGCCACCGACATATGCGTATTGCGTCACTTGCGCTACCATCACTATCATCAAATCCAAATGCGTCATGCACACATGTCATGCTATTAACAATATTTAGCCGCTCAGCAAAGGGCATGAATGGCTGTCCTTTCTTACGGGTCAGCCATTCATTGCTATTCACACCTACAAGTAAAACATCTCCCAGACTTTTGGCCGCTGTAAACAGTTTAATATGCCCGCTATGCACAGGATCAAATCCACCTGATGTTACGACAATCTTCATGGTATTTCCTTATTCAAATAAGTTTTTAAATGTGTTTTTAGTATCACGATAACCCTTGACAATACTCTGGCTATCCAAATACTGTGCTGCACCGTCAATCACGTCCATTGGTGTTTCACTTCTAAACACTTCTTCAATGATCTTGTTTGTGACGATGATGTTGGTTGGGGCATATTGACTAATATCCAGTCTGCCTTTACGTGCTGCCATTGTGGTAAAGTCATGGTGGTCAAAGTCACCTACTTCAACACGGCTCAAATCAACAGTCTGATTAACCTGTTGTAGTGTTTCAATCGTCTTAAACACATTATGCGCCATTACATACAGGTAGCTGGAAGTGTCCCAGCTAGTCTTGCCAACCTTGTTGATCTTGTTCATACGGCCCTGTGTAACCCAAAGTGTTGGGTCATTCAGTAGTGCTTTGTCTGTAAACACATCATCAAAATCAATACCTGCTGCTTCAAGCGCTGCTAAATCTGGCACTCCATTATCATAAACACACAAGTCACCAGCAGTAAGACGATCATAAATTGGGCTCATGTTGGGCATGGCCAAGTCAGATCCTGCATAACGCTTATCATCAATTACTGGTGAACTGCTGGCAATAAACTTTTTGTTGTTGAGCACAATGTTATCATAGTGCTGGCCTTTTGTAGCCATAATAAATGCACTTGCCGCATCATAACTAATATTGATGTCACTGTTCACTGTTTCTTGAAGCATACGTTTAATGGTGGTATAGTAGCTTGCATACTCAACGCGACTTACACCAAGGAAGTGTAACCAATCTTGTTCGCCCTTTTGCATCAGCCCATGATCTCTCATCCAGATCAGAAGCTTGAGCATAACAACCAGGTTTTTGCTTGTTGATCCACCAAAGCCAAACCCGTCAAACGGAACATCTTTAACTTCATCAAACCAATGTTTCGCCTCGTCAACAGTGCGTCCCTGCATTGAATTTAAAAACTTAGTCTGATACTTACGGTTTTTAACAAACCAGTCATTATTAAACTTCGTATAATCAAGACATTGCTGGAAGCTTGTGATGCCGTTGCGCGAACTAAATGGCTCACTAGCGGCTAGAGTTGGCACATCAAGACCCATACTATAATCAGCAGTATTTTCCAGCCAATCCAGAATCTTATGTCGCAGTGAATCGTCTGTGTAAAAGTTTGTCCAGTCACATTTCAGGATACCAGTAATAATTTGGAATCCACCTGAGTCACCAAGGATAAAGCTATTCTTTCGATCACGCTGCTGAATCATTACTTCCTCAGCATTGCTTTTGGCAATGTCAAGTTTAGCATGACCAGCAGAGTATAGTCCCCATTTATAACTAAAATAGTTGTCAGTAGGCTTGAGGAAGTCTAATCCGTTAAGCCCTAGTTCAAATCCTGATGGGGACCGTGTGTCAGGATGTACCAAAGTATTAACATAAAAACTGCTAATACTAGGTAAAAATACAGCATAGTCTTTGTTAGCTGTACTCAGGTCAATAAGTGGTTTGTTCATAATAAATCCTAAAATATATAAGCTTCATTCATGCAGCATCACACCATGGTTGTGTAAATGCTCTGATATGGATCTTTAGCTTTTTAGGGCTACGGGTAGGCCCCATACGTACATTTATATCAAATGTAAATGCTGCCGGGCGCTCGCTTGTATCAATTGCGAAATCATAAATCATCTTCTCACGCTGTAAGTCGTTGAGGTATGCAATAAACAATTGGCGCACTGGGCGCGGGTTGGTTGATTCAAGCACACCATCCCAGGGTTCAATGATCTTAAGTAGATCAAATTTAATATCGTTTAGGCTAATTGCTTTTGCCATTATTATTGTCCTTATGCGATGCTATTGGCATCTGTTGATGTTGAACTAAAGTTTAGTGTTGCGCCATTTTCGCCGTCTTCGCTAACTGTGATTGCCATGGCGCGGCCAGGATATTTTGCATGAATGGATTCTGCTAGGTCTGTAGCAATCATCTCACAACTTTTGTGGTTTAGTATGATTGTGCCTTCTGCGTATAGCTTTTCAAGCCAACGTTTAAATTGTATGAATTCCAGGTCACGATCATCATGGAAAACTTCAATTCCAACCTTAAAATGAAAGTTATGGCGATGTGCATACCCTAAGAAGCTAACGTCGAATTCATCTCCAGTTGCCAGTAAGGGATCGTTATTAGCTGCTGGATATAAATGGATACCTTCTTTTTGGAAGGTTACCCAAATATAGGATTTTACAAGTTTGAGTTGATGCATTTATTCTTCTTCTATGATGATTGGGCTAAAGTCTTCTGGCCAGTCTGACGTATTGACTGATGGCGAAACAGGTAGCTGGTTAAGGTTAAGATCTTCTTTAATGGCACGGGCCTGCTCAATTTTAAGCAGTTCCCATAACTTCCAGTCCATAGCTTGCATATATTCTAGCATTTTGGACTGGAATGTTGGTTCAATGATGTTTTCTAATGTATCATCAGATGGTGTAATTTTGGTTACCATTGTGTTGCTCCTAGTATAATTGTAATTATTAACCAGTCATTGCAGGCATAATGTACTTATAAATACCAATTCCGCTGTCTACTTCAATCTGGCAGGCACCTTGATTGCTAAAGCTGACAAGAATTGTACCGCCAAGCTTGATAATTGCCAGGAATTGAGAAAGTGGAAACTGCCATTGACTGGAAAGTGATCCGCCTACATTGTCTGCAAAAACCCGGCGCCCAATAACACCACCTTCAGTGCTACCAACTTCAAACACCAAATTACCATCTTCTGTTTTAACGGAAAACGCAGGGTCTACACCAGAGTAGATAGCAGACACCTCAGCCAACTGTGACACCCGTCGCTGGGTTGGCTGAACTTGCACGTCCCATGAAGCGCCTTTGAACGTAGCAACTCGCATGGCCTCATCAACAATTTTCTTGCTCATAAAGCGATATTGGTCCTTGCCGCCACCAGTATCTTTAAATACAAGTGTGGTGGGCAAATCTTCGCCCTGCCGCTCACTACGTTGCACTTCAATTGTTGCACCTGGTTCTTGATAGTTGCTGAGCTTTGTTAAGCTGCTTAGCAAGCCCAAACTTCCCATGCCAAATTCGCCTTGGAATTCAGGAACAACATCATGTAGTTCTGCTGTCATGATAACAGTTTTATTTGGGTCCATCGCTGCCAGCTTGGTACTTGTGTCGTCACCAGAGACTTTAATGTTTTCCATAATTCCAAGTCCATTAGTGTGCTTAATAATGTCAAGTAATACTGATTTGATATCCATAATCAATCCTTCTTATATAATGTAATCTGTGATAATCACACAGTTACGGTTGTTAATTTGTTTAAATTTAGGTTATAACCCATTGTAACATAAGGGTTTTTTAATTGCAAGCATTATTTTATCCATATTGTAATTTGAACATTGTGGCAAGACCTTCATCATCTAGCATCACCACTTCCCATTTGTAGCCCTCAGGCCAACGTACTTGGTCTTGATCACGGCCAATAAGTTGAACTTGCATTTTATAGTTAGCCTTCAACCAGTCGTTGAAATTACATATTCCTGCTCGGTATTCAGGGCGGTGGATCAGCTGTTTTAATGCGTTGTTTATTGCAGTATCAAGGTTCATGCTATCTCCAGAAATCATTTGTTGTTGACATTACCAAAATAAAGTGTATATGCTGATTCACATGCATCACAGTCAACGCCGTCTATTGTGCCGTATCCTGCATTGCATGTATTATTACCGCACTTGCTGCAAATCACTACCATGTGATCACAGTGGGTGCAAAACGACCAGGTGTGAGTAGTTTGATTTTCAGTGGCTGTCATAATGCCTCCTAAAAATCAAACAAAGTATTGAATGTGGTTCTACTTTCAGCTCTGGTAAGATCCCAGGACAATGTACCAAGCAAGTTACTGATCTTCTTAGTCACAATTGTTTCTTCCATTAACTCATTATCAAACGGAAGTTCCTTGTACCACTCTGGAATACGCTTTTCATCAGTGGGGATACCAATACTTGTCATACCTAAAAGATTATTTTTTAGCTTGCATACGATAGTTTTCATACCATCAACAATTTCCAAACTATATTTGTCTTTATGTAGTTCACGCAGGCGATTGTAGTTAATTGCTGCCGTCACATGACCTACTCGACATTTGCCTGTCCTTTTCCATTCTTTTGTGTATTTGGTTAGATTGTTAACACGTTTTGGTGTTCCCTTTTCCCAGGCTGGCATGTCCCTGAACTCACTGCGAAATTCCAGGATACGTGCAATCATGTCTGCCTCTGATGCGCCTTCAAGTGTTTTGCTTAGTATTTCTTTTAGAAACTCTTGCATGTAACCTGGTGTGTCGCTTCGTTTAATCTCAAGTCCCATGACTTTTAGCTTGCCACGCTTGCCGTCTGTGTCAACACGGGTACCTTCATCATCATAAACCAATAGTCCATAACGTTTCTTACTAATAAAAATACCCTTTTCACTAACAGTTTCTCGGTTAGCAGCAATAATTTTTCCATACTGATCAGGACAATTATGTGCCTCTTCCATATATCCTGCAAAGGTGGAATTTACTTGCGCACCAACAGCGTCATAAAGTTCAATGACTGTATCCTTGTCCCATTTGAATTCACCACTGGCAATTTGGTCAGCATATATTGGGTACGCACTAAAATATACAGAGTCAGTGTCACCATAGATAATTGCTTTTCCAGTATGGTCGTATACGCCAGACATAGATTCATTAGTTGCGGCAGACATATGTCTAGCAATGCCTCTTCCATTTAGTGTCGTGCTCTGTCCGAGCCTCTGATCAAAGAATCTACTACCAGGGTTAAGCAGCGCACCATATAACGAGTTAAGGTTAATCTTTTTAACCAGCTGTCGCTTATCCCAAAATCCAAAGACAATAGCTGCATATGCGTTATCAGTACATACCCAGCCTTCGCCATTGTGTGTAATGTGATTGGCTATCGCAAACTCTGCACTATCGACATCCCCAACCAGATCTGCTAGCGCGCCGTCGTCAATAGCTTCGCCTTCATACAGCTTATACCAAATGCCTGCAGGGCGTTGTAGTATTTTGCGCTCTGCATACCAGCGGGCCAGCAATCCAGGAATGACGCCCTTCTTTTCAAACGTAAAGATTGTACCGTTGCTGGTAATACACCAAGGTTTACCATTGTTAAATACCAGATCATGGACTTCTGAGCCGGTTGCAGTGTAACTTTTACCATCTTCAAAATCAAGTGTTAATACTGTTTCACGGTCCCGTTCTGTTACAAGATCAAACTCTTTGCAGGAGAACTTGCCTTCCCAGTATTTTGCAATTGGGTTTTCTTTCCACTTTTTCTTGGCTTCTTCAATCTCTGGGTCAGTTATTGTATGCCTGACTTGCCCAATAATACACTCTGGGCTCATATTACATGCACGAAGAATTGATGGGTATAGCGACTTAAGGTCGATGCTACCAATATCCCTGTGCATACCTTTAACAGGGCTGGCAACATATGCACCAGCTGCCCGTGTATGATCCTGCCCGCGCACCTTATCAGGGACAATAAGTCCACGTGAATGCGCCTCGTTGACAATAGCCTGGTCAGTTTGGGCAACAGCGCCCATTGTAGTAGGTAACAGCACGCCGTTAGCATGGGCCAACACATTGCTTAAATCAATAAATTGTAATTTATCATCTAGCTTGCGTAATAGCTCAGTATCTTGTATGTTATACTCAATAAACTTTTTAAAGTCATTATTATACAACTGATCCAATGTGCCTTCGTATGCAATCTTCATATCACCAAGCTCTTGCTCTGAGATGGCATTTAGTGAATAGCTATGCATTTCATGATAGGTGTATTTTTTGTAGAGATGCATGTAGTCCAAGTGGACGCGGCCTGACAAGTCAAACGTTTCATGTTCTTTACCATATTCCTCATATTTGCGCCGTTTGGGATATTGATTCCATAAACAAAGATGTTTGGTATATTCCTTGCCCAACACGCGCGCAATCCGGTTTGTAATATACGGAATGTCGAACTTGTCACTGTTCCATCCGCTAAGAATGTCAGTGTCTTCAATTAAATCTAAGAATGTTTTTAGCAGCTCTTCTTCAGTATCCATGAGGAGAACACTATCAAATTCGCCCACAGTTTGTACGGCTTCTTCTTTAGTCATACCTTTTGGTTTAATAACAAGGCAAATTGTTTTGTCAAGCCAATTAAGGTGTACACCAACCGCTGTGATCATATTAAACGGATCATCAGGTGGTGCGAACCCCAGTTCCTTATCAAAGTCAACCTCAATGTCGAAGAAGCCAATATTTAATTTTGGTACAGGTGCATCAAGGTAATGATCTGAGATACAGCGAAATACTGCATTAACATCGCTTTCATACAGTTTCTTACCGTAAAATGATTTTTTCTCTTGATTAAATGCTTTACCACTATTTGTTGTAAATCTCCCCAGTGACTCGCCAAAGATACTAGTAAACTTGCCCTTTTTATCAGGGTAGTAGAATACATAATGTGCTGGGTGTTGTGTGTAAACGCGGGTGCCGACGGCATCACGCTCTACTACATAAATTGTATCGTTTTCACGATTGTGCATTGCGTCAACGTAAATCTTAGTTTCTCCTAATTGTCATTATTATGCTTTCATTAGACTATTAATCACTCGCATATAGTGGTATTGTGTTACCGCAGGTTGAGTAACGCATGGACAGACAGCCCATGCGTTACTCTTAATTAAAAATCACGGCCAACTGCGACAAGGATATCTTCCACATCACTCAATACTTCTTGCTTATCTGCAAGGTCTACTTTATAAGCAGTTCGAATAGCTTTGTTAAGGATTGCTGGCTTGATATCAAGTTCATCAGCAATAGCCTTAACAGTATCGTTTAATGCGCTTTTGAGAGTGTCAAGTTCAGTAAAGACTTGGACGCCTTCAGTTATAATTGTTTTAAGCTTGGTCTTTTCTTCTTCAGAAAAATTTCTAGACATATTGTATCCTTTAAATGTGTAATTTTATGAGACAGATATAAACTGTTCTATAACAATAACAAATATCATCAACAATGTCAATATGTTATACCTAACCAGGAAACCTTACTATGTTGTTATGCTGCTCTGATTCCCAGCAAAATTGCCCAACTGTTGACAATGTGATGTTTGTACCGTCTACGTCATTTACCAACGCAATTTCCGTACTGTCATGATCATCCAACGAATGTTTGACCATTATACGTACCCCAGGCCTAAGATAGTTTTTGAGCGATTGCTCAAGAATATTTCGCTCATTTGCAGCACATAGTTCACACATTTATATTAGTTTCCTTTGCCGTACGTCAACCGTACGTTATTTTTATCATCAGTTTCATATCATCTGATATAGTTTTATTATATGTTAACCAGTCGTCTAACTTATTAAAGTGCCGGCCTGATAGCCACCATTCTTTGGTACCATTCACATGTTCAACTGCAGGGCCATCTGCTCTGTGACGCTCATTAAATTGATACCATTTCTCAACATGGGGATTTATCATAGCAGGGCCATTTACTCGATGCAGTACTCCGCTATTATAATACGCATCCCAATACGGGGTACCTTTTGACCAAGCTGGTCCCAAATGCTCGGCCCGATGTCGCTGCCCGTGTTTGTACCATTGTTTCTCATCTAATTCTTCAATTACTACTGCTGGATGATCATCAACACTATGTAGGAAACCATTCCATTTCCATTCCTGACGATTATTCGCAAAGATCCCACCTGATGTCCAGGAGAAGCTCTCTGGCTCGCATGTGTATGTAAGATTAGAAAAGGTTGGTTCTAGTGGCATGCTTTTAATTTAGCACACGCCACTAGTATTGTCAAACGCGACGTAGATACCCGCCATGCACCCAGCCGTCATTATCAATTTGTACCCATTCACTATTGCGATTGATAACTTCCACTTGCTGCCCTGTGACCAAACTTCTGACAGTTTCATATTGTGATCCTGGGCCTGATCGTACACGAAGTGAACTTGCGGTAACTTCCCATTTCTCAAAATCATTGCCCCTGTCAGTGGTTAGATGGCGTTTTACTAGCTGCATTGGAAATGCAGGTCCTGGATCTGTTTTCCAACCGCGTGTGTCAATCTCCTCATGAGATACAATGTCCATGATTGAATATTTTTGACATAATGCTGCCGTCAAATCGTCCACTGCGGATAACTGTTCTGGAGTATATCGCGGCCATGCAAACGTACCGCTTCCTGCTCTAACACATGGGGCATATACAATTCCATGTGGGAAATCGTCTTCATTCTTTGTATTACCATATGCATCTTGCAAGTATCCGTTACTTAATTGGCGCAACCAACCGATGTTGACAATTTCAATACCAATTGAATAGTTGTTAAGGCCTGTGTATCCCATATGTGCTGATGGGCCTGCATGCCATGCCTTGACATTAAATGGTACATGTTGTGTTATTGTACCATCAAAGTCAACCGTTACATGCGCACTTACGTTGCTGCCGCGGCGAGTTAGTACATCAATTGCTGAGCTGGCTGAATATCCTGCTGTATAGTGCTGTACAATAAAGAGTGGATTAATTTTTCCACTTTTATTTGGTGATGCAACATATGCTGCTCCGTCTACACGGTGATTTTTTATGACTGTCATGTTAAATGTTCCCTATCATTATATGAGTATTTATTCTATTTAAAGAAGAATCCCAGTCGTGATATTGCTAAATGGCCGTCAGCATCATCAAAGTCAGTTTGATAATTGTATCCCAAACGCATGAAGATTTCACAATCAGCATCAGACATGTCACTCCAACGTGGTATAATTTCTGTCGCGTAATCTGGAAAGTCAACGCCGGACCGCAGATGTATTTCGATTATTTGGCCATTTATAAATTCAATATTAATTTTGGGCACTGTGTTAAGCTCACTTATCCATTCAGGTAACTTAAACAATGGGGGATCTATTCTCTTCCATGCATTGAAACGATATAGGTCATGGCTGGTCCTAAAGCCATTGGCCGCAAATACCGGTTTTAGAACCATAGCTCCCAGTAACAGATCCCATTCATAATCAATAGTCGTATGTAACCCACTGAAATATTCGCACCAAAAATATCCTGGGGGCACAGACGAATAATCGCCCCTGGTAAGTCGCATACTTCGGGCACCAACTCCCATGCCACTTAAATTCATTATTGGGCGTATCACATATTCACCGTCATACAATACACTGACTCCACCAGGACCTGTGTTGTATCCCAATCTTTCACTTAATATCAGCTTATTGTATACCCAGTGTTGGTTAGGATATCTTACGTATGCTTCATGATCAAATTCACAGTTATACAATTTTTTCACGCATGAGGGCATGTATTTTGTCACTATATTTTCCATATAGGTCTTGGATCATCTGTGCTTGGGCACTATCGTTTGCCTTGCTAAAGTTTGCGCGAAACTCAGTCGCGCTGGTCATTTTTTTACCATTTATATTAAAGCTAACTGTGGGCACAATTGTTACATACGCATGTTTACCAATAGGCGCCAGTTCATTGATATTTTTTTCGTATGACTGCAGGAAACTTGGACTGCCATCTTTTTTAGGTGCGAAGCTGAATCGCTTATCCTGGTGCATGTCTTTTTCGCTCACACCAAAGATAACAACTGTTGCCTTTGGGTCAAGACGGCTAACTATTTCGTTTGCCAGGTATGGGCTCCTCACCTGTACAATGCGGTTAACTGGTACACCAGCATGCCTGAACATTGTTTTCTTTTCTAGGAAATTAAAAGGGCTGCGGGGTGGCGACACTACGTCGCTTGTAGCGATAAATGCATCATCAAATTCACTTCGCAAGTGTTGCCATACCTTGAGATGCCCGATATGAGGTGGCTGAAAGCGGCCCGAATAAATGGCTATTTTTTCATATTTGGAATAGGCTGTTTGTGTCTCTGAAACAATGTCTTCAACCAGCATTAATCTGCCCCTGATAATTTAGCGTTCATACGTGCTTGAAAAGATTTTAGGGCCATTAGTAGCTTCTGATCCATATTGTGGTTGGCAATACGTATCAGATTTGGAAGAGCTGTAGTTAACAAATATTTCTTGCTCTCAGTACTCAGAGGCACCTTAAATACTTTACCAGCATCAATGGCGCGTTGCATTTGATCAACAAGATAGTACTTTCCGTCTATACTGTCAATATCAATAGTATCAACTTCGCGCTCCCAAAGCGCATTATAAATGACCTTGGGTATACGAGTGTTGCGCACCTTGTCTTTGATCTCAATTAAACGCATTCTTATTAATATCGACGTCTGCTTGTATTACCTTCATCAAACGGATCCTGATCTCGGTCTTGTGCAAGCTTTGCATCACGTTCCTTACGAAGGCGTTCACCATGTCGGGCACGATTTTCTTCACTGGATTTTTTATCGTCTAAAAATTTGCTAATAACTCGCATTGGGTCACGTGCTTCGTCCATTGTGGGCATTACCTCGTCGCCATCAGTCATAATTTCTTTTGCTGTTTTGAGTTTTTCTAGTTGCTCATGCGCATTCCAGTATTGGGTCGGCGCCCTGTCTTTTTTGTCTTTAAATGCTGCTTCTTGCTGTCTGGCGTTGTCAATGCTATTATCAATATCGCCGGTCCATTGCGCGAATACATCATGGCTATCCCACCCCAGGCTTGCAGCATGTTGGGTTAACATCTTGCGCAAGTGGATTGGATTACCGCTATTTGCTGAATCATATACAAACATAGACCAAGTGCTGCGATCAACACTGCCATTGACACGTGGTGTTAGCAAGAAGGTAGTTTGCTCTGTCGACCAAGCTGATTCCTGCGTTTTTTTACGGTCACGGCGCTCTGCTTCAGAATCACGTATTGCCTGCATAAGGCTGGCTGGTGGCCGTTGTACATCGCCACTACGTTGCATTGCATGTGCTTGATCCATTTGACTCATATAATCACGGGCAGACGCATCAGGCTTAAGACCTGTTGGTGATTCCTCCACTGGGTCTACATTCCTATTAGATAGTGTTCCTAAATTTTTGGTAAGTACACGCTTATTTCTGTTTCTAAGTCTTGTGGGTTTCATATTATTTTCCTCTTAAACCGCTAATCATCTTATTATAGATGGCCCGCGCCGTGTTTGCTGATTCATAAAGGTATGCGTCTTTACCGTCACATATCTGCCCTGCTTGCACCATGTCTTGGCAGAACTGTTTCATAGCATTTGTAATGTCGCTGCTACCAACCTCATAACCCAATTCAAAGTGGCTATCAGCAATCCAATGTGCAATTTCTTCTACTTCAGGGCTTGGGTTATCGCACTGCTCTTGACTAATAATGTTGCGAAGTTTTGCGTAACGCAATACATCATAACCGTCTATGCGCACATCCTCTTCTTCTTCTTCAAATTCCATAACTTCTTCAGTTGGCATATCTGGCGCCATTGTGTCAAGTGATGAATCAACACCAGCCATGTCATCAAATCCAATTTCATCAGCCATGTCACTACCATCACGAACACCTTGGTATTCCAGATAGTGCTTTACAGTAGAAATATAATCTGCCGCCTTTGTAATTTTTGCTTGCACCCAGGGTTCCAAATTATCAGTGTCCTGGATCATACGATGTAGTTCAACGCTGTACTTGGCAAGGTCATATAACTGACGCTTTGCCATGAAACCATCGTCGTCCATATCGTCAAGTACACCTTCGTTAATTTTTTTGCTTGGCTTTGCACTTTCGTTAAAGACATATTGCACATCAAAGTCATCATATGCATCACTATCAGTCCACTTATCATATGCTGCCATATTACGGAATTTCTTGCGGAAACTAGTGCTCTTCATACCCTTGACACCTGTAGCAATAATTGGTTTATTTTCATCCAAGTCTGCTTGTGTTGCCTCATTAGTAGTTGCCTTTGGCGTCAACTTCATTTTAAAAGTCAGGTTATACCCGTCTTCACCTGTTTGTTTAAAGTTAATGAGGCCAAGACGTTTTAATGAATACAATTCGTGATGCATTGCTTCACCTATA